CAATGGTTTTACTTCAGGCTGAGACATCTTTTCTATCCTACTTTATAGCACAAATTACACATAAATCCTGTTATAAGTATATACCCAATCAGGGTTAGTTACAAACCTCTTAAACAGGAGAAAAAATTGAGTAAGAATCTCAATACTAAAGGACAAAAAGTCCAAGATAAAGCTATTGAACTAAACACCACTTTTGGTGCAGAAGGTACAAAAGCTAGAGCTAAAGATATTGCCTTTTCTATTCCAATGCCATTCGTAAAAGAAAACAATGGCAGAGTAGATATTCAAAAGTTAACTATTGATGTTAACTTTGAAGAACGAATAGAAGGAGATACTACATACCTAAAAAGCGTAAGCCTAAATGATGCTGACGCTGAAATGGTAAAGCTAGTTGACCACATGCAGTATATCTGCACAGGTGGAGGTAGAGATAAGAGACATACATCTCAATATGAAGTTAACATTAATGGTGCAGCCTTGATCGTTAAAGCTACAGAAAGAGATGCTAAAGATACAGATGCTGCAAGACTCATGGAGCTAAATCGCTGGGTTACAAGAGATAGAGTAGAAGTAAATTCTTCCAGTGACAAGATCCCCAGCTATATGTATTTATTAAACCGCCCAAGTGTAATTTTCAAATGCAAAGGAGTTGCAGTTGAAATGTCCGCAAGAGAAGCAGCAGCACAGATTCTAGACTATATCGACAATGAGTTATTAGAAAATAACGTATTTGACGAACTTAAGGAAAAAGTCAGAACAAACATGCAGATCATGTGCGAAAAGAAAAACAAGGAAGCCAACGATGTCATAGAAGCCTTAAACAGAGAGATTAAGAGAGCGGAAGATGAATTGGAAAAGAAAATCGCTCTAGAAGAAAAAGAGCAGTTGGAAAGAGAAATTGGTTGGGTTAAAACCGAAGTTATTAAGCGTGCTGAGCGTTACGAGGCTCTAACCCATAGATTGACCGATAAGGTGGATCTTATTAACGCTGTAAAATCCCAAGGTATCGAAGTCATGGTTAAGTTACAAGGAGCATTGGTAGCTGGGAATAAAGATCTAGCTATTGAAATTGCCTTTGGTGTAGAACAAAAAGAACTGGCGCATCTCAAGACTTGTATGAACAATAAGGATAACCTAAAGTGGATGAGGGATAATAAATCTCTGTTCACTAATCCAGAGGCGTAAGGCCACACACTGTCAGATGTGGCGATAAGCTGGTGTAACCAGCTAACTAGGGACTGTAAGATAATGTCCAATGATGAAGAAGGTATAAACCCCGAAGGCACTAATGGGGATATATCAAAGAAAGGTATACTAGCTGAAGTAGGAGCAATTTCTCTAGTAGCCATTGGGGCCTTCATAGGTAAACTGTTATTCAGCGATAGCAATACCGCTAGGGATACAGTAGTTATAACTACACCCGGCCATAATAGGCAGGGATACAGACATAGGAAAAACAATGAGAAAAGAAAACGCTACCATAGATCCAGACCACGACGATGACTTTGACTTCTTCGGAGACTTCCACTTCTAATTAATTTAGAAGCAGATACAGATACAGATACAGATACAGTTATTTTTTTTAGGTATTAACTAGCTCAAGCCATTCTATATAGACTTTGAATGCTGCTGTGTTTCTAACATCGGCAACTTCTTTTTTAGCTATCATAACTTCCCCAGAAGCACCTCGCTTTAGTAACTCATCAAATTCAGGGCAGCCTTCAGGTGCAATCCAGAATACTCTAGCATGTGGTATATACTTGTACTCTGACTTTACTCTATCTTTAGCATAATCAGCTACTGAGCTAACCCCCTCTGTTTTTATAGGATTCTTTTCTGGGTTAAATCCTGGGGGAGGATCTGGAATTTCTGGGAATGGATCTAAGTCCAATGGCTTCTGTGTTTGAGACAGCCTAGTTATAAAATCTGAGTTATTATCCATTTATATATCCTACATAGGTTGTTGTTGGCTCTGGGCATAGGCTTGATTCTTCTGGTCTAGCTGCATCTGCTCTAGTCTTTGTATAACAACGCTATACATAACATAATCTTCCGCTTGCAAGCTAGATAATTGTGACTTCCTAGTACCAGGATCCATCTGTAAGAATTGCTGAGCTATGCCATCAGCTTGACCTATAACTGCTTGTTGATCATATGTCAAACCCCCAGAACCCATTTGTTCCTGTTGCTGTTGAGTAGCCATTTGTCTAGCTTGCATACCAATGTCTTGTTGCATGGCTTGCATTTCCAAATCTAGCTTCTTCTGATTTCTAGCATCAGATAGCTGCTCATTTTTTATCTTTTCACGTTCTTCGTTGATATCTATGCCATTCATTTCAGCCAATGTAGTCTTAGATATAACCCCAGATTGCCATAGCTGCATAGCCATTTGTCTCTGCTGCATATCATCAATCATTCTAAAATCTCCCAGACTTACTTTAATCTTTTCCCATCCTAAGAAACTAGAGCACTTATCTGATATCCACTTTAACAATTGATTTAATTGGAAAGTACTGGGCTCTAATTGATTCTCCAACATTCTAAGAGTAACACTTGAACCACTAAAACTTAAACCTCCATATATAAATTCTTTAGGTATACCCATGCTAGCAATTATGTTATCTTCCACTTGGCTTATTTCTTGTGCTACCATTAAAGATCTACCTTCTCCGCCTACTTGAGCTACACCTATAGCTACCGGAGACATCATTATATGATTAGGGTCTCTACGCCATCTCTTTATGTTCTCTTCTACTTCACCCATGAACTTACCCATAGATAGGCTCATAATAGGATCTGCAGCCCCTGATACAGCTTGAGGATGCATAACTCTAAGAGGTACTATTCTCTCCAGAGCTATAGCTTCATTAGCTTTTCTTAGAATACTAGCATGGTAGAAAAGATGTATAGCAGATACCAAGCTAGGATACCCCCACCCACTCTCAAGGCCGGAGGGAGAGTCTGACTTCATATGGAATATCTCACCTGGATTAAATTTAAATAACTCATCCTCTGCCATAGTCTTTAACAAATTAATAGGCGTAGTTTCTATTAAGTGCCTGTCTCCGTTATAGACGGCAGACTTCATATCTGATGGCACACTAAAGAAATACTCGTTATCCCCTGTTACTATATTCGCAGCTATATCTATCAGCTTAGGATCCCAGCGTATAATATTAATCTTTTCCGGTTCTAGTATTAGCCTGTCTATTACTTCAACTAAATCGTTTACGCCGCACTCACCGCACTTATTAGAAAACTCCGCTGAAGTAGGTTTGTAAGTATAGTCGCATACAGATACGTGTGCCTCATAGCCGCAAGCCTTGCATTTTAAGAATCTTCTGAACGGCAAGTGTATACTAGTAAAAGAGTTGCCGTATACTTGTAAATCCAAGCTAGCCCTAATCAAAGCTCTCTTTATACCTAGAATATCTTCCAACAGTCTTTTATTGGCAGATACTAACTTGTCGCTATCACTTAAATAATTTATCTCAGTAATTGGATACTCTGCGAATTTTTTAACACCAGCGTATATCTGAGCGCTGTTATAGTATAGGTATTCAGTCCATCTAAATAACTGCTTTAAATCTCGTGGAGAAAAGGAATGTACCCATAATCTCATCGGATCCGCAAAGTTACTAACACCCAATCCACTTGAATCTGTGAAGTCATTAAAACCTAAAGAACTCATTAAACCCTCCCTAAATATTAACGTTATTGTGTTATAAGTTTAAGCATCACTGCTTTAAATAGGAGTACTACTATGCAACCAATAGTTATAGCTAACAAGGCTATATGCCTAACTAACTTAGATACTAAAGATATACCGCTTATTAAGACGTTATACGGGGCAACGTTTAATAAAGCAAACGGTAATTGGTACTTACCTGCTTTCTATCCTTTTGGTTTAAAGGCGCTAGAAGATTTAGACGCTATAAAGAATATAGTATACTGGCAAGAGAATGAAGATATAAAAGCTCTAAGAGCTAGCCTAGCTAAATGCAAAGCTAATATAGATACTCTAGATACAGACAGCTACTCTCCTGTTCTAACACCCTACTCTCATCAAGTAGAAGGTTTATCAAATGCTATAAATAATCTAAGGCTAGGTTTATTCTACGATCCTGGCCTAGGTAAGACTAAAATAGCTTGCGATTTAATAAGATACTTACACAAGAAAAACAATAATATAAAAGTACTTGTACTGGCTCTTAGAGTTAATCTGTTTACTTGGAAAAAAGAAATGAAATCTAATAGCAACTCAGAGTTAGAAATAGAGCCAATAGTAGCTAGCAGCCCAGCTAACAGGTTAAAACTAATATCAAATGCCTACGCTAGTAAATGCGGTATGGTTATAACATACGACTCAGCTAAGATGTGTATTGACGAGCTAATGAAATACAAGTTTGATTTAATAATAGCAGACGAAAGCCACTCTTTGAGAACTCCCGATTCCGCTAGAACTAAAGCTATACTCAAGCTAGTAGAAGGCCCTAACGCCCCCCTCAGAAGATTGATATTAAGCGGAACACCATCTCTAGGTAGCCCTTTACATTTATGGGCTCAGCTACGATTTCTGGGAAAATTCATAGTACCAGATTCTTGGAAATTCAGAGAAACTTACTTAACCTTTAGCCCATATAACAAACATATAGTTACAGGTCTTAAAAATATAGATAGGCTTAACGCTATAGTATCTGAGTGCTCAATACGAAAGAAAGCTATAGAGTGTCTAGATCTACCAGACAGGATTATTCAGACTATAGAAATAGATGCTAGTCCTGGAATATCAAAGCTGTATAACAAGCTAGTAAACTATGAGTCTGTAACTATTAACGGTGAAGACATACCTGAGCCAGAGAATGCAGTTACTGCTATGACTAGATGCGCCCAGGTGTCCTCAGGATTTGTTTATAAATCTTTAGCAGATAAGACAATATGCGACTCTTGCGTACATATGCCCAGCTGCGTAGCTAATAGCATAAAGCCCTACACGTCTAAGTGCCAAGTTACTACTGTAGATCCAGGTAGAATAGTAGTAGATACTGGAGATAGTACTTTGCTAGATAACGTGTATGACTTAGTAGAGAATCATGTTCTATCAAGTAAATGTATAGTCTGGGCTAAGCACCATGAAACACTAGATAGGTTGTATACTAGCCTATCTAAAATAACTAAGGTTCTTAGGTACGACCACACAACCACAGAGCCTCAAGTTATAGAGCAGGAATTCAATGACTCAGAAGATAACATAATAATACTAGCCCAAATATCAATGGGTATAGGTGTTACTTTCAAAGCTCCTGTTATGGTATATGCAGAGCTAAGTTTTTCCCTAGATCATTGGTTGCAAAGTCTAGACAGAAACTACGGTCTACGGGCTAAAGGATTTTCAAGTTTACTAGTACAGGTAGTAGTTATAAAAGACAGTATAGCGCACAGCACAGTTAATTTACTATCAAACAAGATAGATGTAAGTAACTTATTATCTACAAGACCTAATTGTGTGACTTGTGATAGTGTGCTAAACTGCATGGCTAATAACATAAAGCCATTTGATACTCAGTGTATATTGCCTAGAAACAGCAATAAAACAACAATACCCTTAAAGGAAATATAATGCCCTACAATCTGCCAAAGAGCTTCTTATCAGCTTCCCAGATAAATAAGTATTTGTCTTGCCCAAAACAATACGAGCTAGAGTATGTACTAAACACTAAAGTAGAGACTAAGAGGCCTTACGCGATGTCTCTTGGTAGCTCTGTTCATAAATACGTAGAAACTCATATCAAAGAGATGTTAGCTACAGAGCTAAAGCCTCAGAAAGATACAGATATAGTATTACTGGCTAATGATGATATAGACGCTATTCTATCTGATGAGACTATAGATTTCGAAGATACTTACAACAAGGATACTTTAAAGACTTACTCGCAAAATTTGTACAAAGTGTGGTATAAGGAGTTGTCTCCTATACTCATGCCCTCAAAGTCAGAGTCAAAGTTCGAAGATTTCGTTGGTGATGTACCTGTTATGGGATTTATAGACTATGTAGACAGCAGTGCTGGATACACAGAGATCTGTGACTTAAAGGTGGTAGATAAGTCCAAGTCTGAGGCTGACGCTAGAGACAGCATACAGTTAGCTATGTATGCTATCGTTGAGTCTAATCCACATGTTAGATTCGATAGCGTAGTTAAAAATAAACTACCCAAGTTAAACCAAGTTAGATATAAGTATTCTCCCGGAGAGCTTCAGTACTTCACCGACTTAATTGGCGAGGTAGCTACTAATATCTCCCAAGGTAATTTCCCACGTACTGCTCCAAATACCTGGATGTGCACAGCTAAATGGTGCCAGTACTTTTCTCAATGTAGAGGTAAATATGATGGAAAAAAATAATTTCCCAGTTGTAGATATTGCAGATGCTAGACGTACTTACAAGCTAGTAGATGTAGATAAGTTAGATTTCAAGGAACCTAACAGTTCAGACTATTTGCAATCTAGAGAGTTCTATGGCGATCAAGAAACTCTAGACAGCTTGAAGTCTTCTATTAAAGAAAGAGGGCTACTTGAAAGCCCTATAGTTATGGAACCAGATACACAAGATGGTAAGTTAAGAGTACTAGAAGGCAACAGAAGATGCTATGCTGTGTCATTACTTCTAAAAGAAGGAGTAACATCTACTAATAATGGTAAGGCTCTTACTAAGATTAGATGCGAAGTTAGACCCTCTAAGTTAACCCTTATCGAAGAATGCTTTGAAGAATGGGTAGCTCTTAATGAAAGTGCTGACGATAAAGAAAAAGAAGAAGTCAGAAACTATATTACAAAAGAAGTTCTTAGCCAATTAGGCTCTGATGCTTTGGTTAGAAATACCCAGAGACTTAACTGGAATGCAATGGAGCAAGCTAGAGCTATTAAGCAATTGCTAGATGCAGGTCTAAGCATGGAACAAGTATGTAAGAATTGCTCCTTGGCTGAGAATACTATCAAGGCTAGACTCTCTTTGCTGTCTAGGGAAGAAGAGATGCCGGAGGTTATCGAGGCTATTGACAAGGGAGAAATTACTTTCCATGTAGGCAAGATATTATCTAATGTTTCAGATGAAGAAACTCGTAAAGAAATTCTAGAAGAAGCAAAAGCTGGTGCCTCTGGATCTGAAATCAAAGAGAAGATTAATAAGAAGCAAGAAGAAGCAGAAAAAGAAGGCAAGTCAGTAAAAGCACAACACCGTAAGAAAGATACTAAGCCTGCTAATAAACTAGCTAACACACTTGGCATCAGGAAAGACAGTGACATTCTAGAAGCTGTAGCTAAACTATCTACGGAAAGAAGCACACTTCAAGAATTTGATGATGAGGTTTCAGCTAACTCGGTACTAGATATTGAAATAGCCCTCAAGACACTTCAATGGATCTTAAACCCTGCGGATAACACTAGCATTGTTAATTTGATCTTAGGATTGAATGAAGACAAAGCTTAGACTAGAAAGCACACCATTTGTGCAGTTTCTTTACTGCCTCTGTCTTTAGTTGTCTTACTCTCTCAGAAGATAACTTAAGTTTCTTACCTATTTCTCTAAGAGATTTTATTTGCCCTGATTCAGATAATCCATGAGAGTACTCTACTATATACCTTTCTCTCTCAGTTAAGAATCTCATCCAGGTACGTAAAGAATCTAGATCATGAGATTCTTCCAGAACTTCATATAAATTAACCTCGTATACTTCGCTAGGTGCAGCTTCCTCTGGTAATATCTTAGGTACTGCCTTATCAGCAGGTAGCCTTAAAGGTCCTTTCTGTACCTTACGCATGCACATTAGAATCCAATGCCCAGCGTATGTACAGAACCTAACCTTATACTTCGGATCGTATCTATCCATTGCTATAAGAAGGCCCTCATTGCCTGCTGCTATTAACTCTTGCAATGTTTCTTTATCTTTATCTTTCCATAGATACTTAGCTAATGAAAACACTAGCTTTAAGTTGCTTTCTGCAACTTTTTGGCGTATAGTTATTTTCCTGGATTCTGGGGTACTTTCTTTACAGTACTCTTCCATGTACCGAAATTCTAGATCTTTATCTAGAATAGTTACCTCAGCCAGTTGGTTATAGTAAGAGTCCAAGCCGTCTTCAGGCTGCTCTGTTAAGTTATTCCCTTTACCATTTTTTGGAGTATTAGACATATGGATATCAGTTCCGAATTGTTAGCTAAGTTAAGCAGTGATGATCAAGCCAAGTTACTTGAATTGATCGAGTTAGTCAAGCCTGGTACAGAAGGCTTAGTTGGTATGGAAAGCAACAGACTACGTATTCCTACAGTTAAGATTGTACAACCAACAAGTTTGTCTAAGTCCGATTGCCCAGATGGCAGTAGAATCGGCCAGTTATATATTCCAGGTGTAAATCTAGGTACTTCAATTGATATTATTCCAGTATTCGCCTATAACTCACGCACTATGTTTGTTGTTGGTGAACAATCAGGTATGATCGAATGCAGCTCTTTAGATGGTGTTACTGGTAGCAAGTATGGTAAATGTTCTGATTGCCCAAACCTTCCTTGGCGCAATGACCAAAGAACAGCATGTATGGACAATATTAATGTATTTGCCCTTACTTCAGATATGTCTAGGTTCGTTAAGATTATCTTCGCTAAGACCTCAGAGAGCTCAGGTAAATTCCTAGTTAGACAAGCAGCTAGAACTAGAAAAATCTGGAATACCCAGTTTACTCTAGCCACAGAAGCTAAGAGCAAAGCAGGTAAGAATTGGCACCAGTTCAAGGTATCTGTTTCTTCAAGCATGCCTGCAGCTACGACAGCTATTGCCGCTGAAGCGTTTAACCAATTAGTTAGAGATGATTTCAACTCTTTGAAGAGCTTAAGTTCACAAGATAAGTTACTACAGGTAGAAGAAAGAAGTTCTAAAGCTCTACCATTCGACTCAGATGACGATAGTGGTGCCCCAGATTTTAATATGTAATTATCATATTTCTATTGACATTTAATATAATATAATGTAATATGTAATCCCGCCGATACATAAGGCGGAGTATAAACTAGGAGATTAAATATGCCTTTTTTTAGCCCTGCCGCATTAAAGTTAGGAGCTTGGAGTCCAAGTAAAGCATCAATGCTTGACGAGTGCGCACTTAAGTTTCACAGACAATACGTAGATAAGTTAAAGTTAACAGAAGAAGAACTTCATAAAACAGATGACACTGCTTTAACACTAGGGTCTTCGGCTCATAAATACGCTGAGTTATTAAACTCCGGTATGCCTAAGCAGGAAGCTGCTAGAACTTCTGAAGAAGGTATTGTACTAACTAATGCTAATAAATCTAGATTAGATAGTATGCGTAAAGGTGTAGATAATCTTCACGAGAGAATACAGAGTTTAAAATCTCAGGGAAGTGAATGGGATCTCAGTGAGATTAGATTGTCTGTAGATAAAGAGCTATCTCCAGTAGATTTCTTTAGTTACAAATCAGCCTTAAGAGGAGTTGTAGATAGAGCTATAATGATGTCCAGAGATGGTAAAAAACACATCATAGCAGTAGATATTAAAACAGGTAGGCCTGGTGATCTTAAATCATATGCTTTACAACTTGAGAGTTATGGGGTACTGTTACACTCCACATACCCAGAGATATCTAGTGTACAGCCTTGTCTATTTTTTACTGATGATAACAGCTTGCTTTGGCACTCTAGGAAAATCTTTAAGAAAGATATAACACAGGATAATCCAGTGTTTACTGAGATAAATAAACTAGCAGATCTATATACACCCAACCCAGAACCAACGAAAGGGTCTCACTGTAATTGGTGTCAGTATAAGAAGATCTGCAGCAAAGGATAGGACTACAAATGGACAAGATCTCCCAGGTAAGGAAAATATGGGATGAGATACACTTAAGCGCTTGGAAAGACATACTAACAGAATCTGGCTCTTCTAAGTGGGAAATTCGCGGTACTTCTTTGAAGGGATGTTGTCCATTCCCGGGACACACAGATAGCAGTCCTTCTTGCTATATAGTAACTAGTAAAAAATTCGTTAAGTGCTTTGGCTGCGGTGCTTACGAGACTAACCCTATTAAATTCGTAGCTATGGTGACAGGGTCAAGCTGGGCTAATGCAGTTAAGATGCTGCGAGATAAAGGAGTTAAGTCTCTACCTGCAAAAGCAGTGCAAGAAGTTCAAGAAGCTGAGATACGCGATGAGATAAAATCAATGCTAGCCTTGGCCTTTAATACTGTTCTGGTAGAAGCTATAGATAAGAAAAATGACCCGGAGTACGCTTTTGCTAAAGAGTGCGTTGAGTACATAGAATCCAGAGGTATTAAGTTAGACAAAGACCTGGTAAGATGGCTTCCTATAGGTATTCTACCTCCGTGGGTTATGCTAAGAAGGCACATAAGTTCTAATAGTGAAAGATGCTATGAGTACATTAAAGACTGGATAACTGCTGACTATGTTGGCTCGCTAGTATTTTTCTATCATAAAACACCTACAGAGATTAGTAGATTTAAGTTAAGGGCTGACCATCTAAGGAAAGATAAAACAAGCAAAGACATTGTGTACGTAAAAGACGAGCATGAAGAAGGCTTGGGATTCTTCGGGTTATCTAACTACCGTTCTAAATACAGTAAGTTTGATAGCGTAACTGAGGCTATACTGGTTGAGGGTGAGTTTGACTGTTTACAGCATCTAGTTAATTTCTATCAAGATGGTGTAACTTGGGATATTGTTCTAGGTATAGGGGGTGCTGCTTCTTCTTCTCCTGACTTGTTAAGCGAAGTTTGCGGGGTTGAGAGAGTTTTATTCTTAATGGATCACCCTGAACATAGAGGCGATGAGATAGCCAAGACTGTATTAAAGCAGACTAAAATACCTGTAAGGATATTCAGCTGGCCAGATTCTATTAAGGAAAAGGATCCAGACGAAGCTATTAAAACACATGGTTGGAAGACTTGGCTTAAGACAATTACTGAGATAGATACCTCAGATATAAGAAGTACTTCGAGATTGCATTTTGAAGTAGCTCATAAGTGGCTTGTTAGACAAACAGTTATGGAGCTAAATGCTGCTGACCCGGAAGACTTAGCTAGATTTAGGCAGATAATATCCGAGGATGGCGGATGTCTTAGAGACCCAGATTCTCAGAGATTGTATGCTACTGAAGTAGCTAAGAAGTGTACTAGTCTTAGCTTATCTACTATATTAGAGCTAATATTAGGTAACGATACTAGCGAAGAAGGTCTTGTTGCTAGAATACTTCAAGCCCTAAGACAGGAGTTCTTCTTCATAGGTATGGATGGCAGAGCTACAGAGGCAGTTATTAAGGCTTGGAACAGAAAGAAAAGAGAGCCTAGAGAGTGGCGTATTTCTAAATCAAGCGAGATGTTTGGGTTGTTAGCTATTGATCTAGGACCAGCAGTTAATTGGGTTAGAGACAATGTAGGCGTACCTAGCTTCATAACTAGAAAGCCCAAGGCGAATAACCAGTTTATGGATGTACCTCTAATAGAACAAAATACAAATCTAAAGAAGTACATGGAGTTTGCTATTGACTCCTTAGCTAGCGAGCTACCAACTGTAGACTCTTTACAAGAAGCCAAAGCCGGCTCTCACTTTCTAAAGGCTACCTTTGGAGATACTGAAGAAGATGTCTGGGCTGTTGTCAATGGTCACGATGTTTATCTAGGTAGGTTCACAGCTACAGGTCTTAGATGGTCTTTATTAGATGGTCCAAGAATAGGTAAATACTACTTTAATATATCAAGACAGCCATGGTCTAGAGAGATTTCAAGTATTAGGGACCTTGAGCAGGGTACTGATTACAGCCCTAAAGAAACATACGAAGAGTTAGTTAAATTAATACAAACAGGCTGGAGCTTAGCTGATGGTATTACAGACTGTAAATACCTAGCTGCAGCAATGATGATTAATGCTATATCTTCCTGCTTACCTAGACAGTTGTATACTCTTCTTAATGGTGCAAGAGGTACTGGTAAATCAAAGCTACTAGATATAATAGCAGGTAACAACCCTCAGTTACGATTAGTAGAAAGCACTTCAGATGTACAGCAGGCTTATACTAGCGCTGGCTTTCGTAAAGATATGAATAACTGCGCACTTGGTGCCGCTCTAGACGAATTCGAAGATGATAAAGACGACTCGCACTCTTATCAAGTTAGAGCTATTCTTAGGGATATTAGAGGTTTAACCAATGCCCCAGAAGCTAGAATCACGAGAGGCAATGTAGAAAGTGCAAATGCTACGGTCTATACTCTGAAATGCCAGATATGGGCTTGTGCTATTAACTACTTAAGAGAAGAAGCTGACATATCAAGATTCATGCAGATTCATACTATCAAAGAAGATGACAAGTCTGACCCTCACACTGTTATACTAGATAAATATGAAGAAAGCGACTTAACTAAAATACGTAGAGGTATTAGCGTAGGTTTGTTTCACCATGTAAAAGAGTTTCTAGAGAATGTATCTGAGCTAAGAACTTTCTACTCTGATCCTGCACAAATGGATAAGTTATCAGTAATATCCGGTGTATCTGTACCATCAAGATTCTTAGACGGTGTAATTATCACCGCAGCTATGGTTAAACTTGCAGGTCAAGATGCCCATGCTTATATACAAGAAGTAATATGCACTAAGATCGGCTTGTTAAATATCATCACTGAGTCTACACACGATAAGGATTTAATTGATCATATACTATCCTCTAAAGTAGAGCATAAAAGAGAAGGTATAACTGCTAGGAATACTACAGTTCGTACCATTCTAGCTACTCCATCAGAGCGTAGAAGTCTGCACGAACTAGATTGCGGCGTTAGCTACGCAGAGGTTCTAAGCTCTAACAAAACAAAAGGAGACTATTATCAGAAGTGGCTAATAGTTATGTGGCCTGATTGCTTAAGAACTTTATTAAGCAAGTCACCAAGGTATTCTAGAGAAACCGCAGATAGGCTTAAGAGAATGGGTGACTCCAGCTCCAACAGCGTACCTTACAATACTGCTAGGAAGAAAGCTAACGGCATAAAGCAATTCCTTCTTCCTGGTATATCTGCGTCAGATATAACTATTTTCGATATAACAGACATGATAGATGACTGGGATAATAGAGGAAAAGAAGATGTCGAATAATCAAAAGCCTAACAGTTGCATGGGATGTCCTTCATACAACTCAGATAAGATGGTTATAGGTAGCGGAGTTAGACCTGCTGATGTAGCGTTTGTTAGCTCTACCCCTCCCCCTTGGGGAGGATTATATACAGATAAAGGCGGTAACATCTTAAAGTACCTGCTAAAGACCCTTCCTAAAGAGGGTACTGAAGAAGAGCAAAGAGCTTGCCTAAACATGCAGGCTAGGCATTTCATGATGTATGCAGCTTGTTGCCCAGGCAGCAAAGTTAATAGTACTATAGAAAAGTGTAAGAGCTCAGTTTCCGGTAGTATGTTATCACTAGCTAACCCTAAAATAGTTGTTGCATTCGGTGTAGAAGCATGTCACTTCCTTGGTGTATCTGGTAATATCACAGACATAAGAGGTACTATACACACTGTTAAATTCGATGGTAAAGACCTAAAAGTCATACCTACTCTACCACTAAGTATGCTAGAAGATAAACCAGGATTATTCGCTATTGTCAAGAATGACCTTAGGAAAGCAGCTATGTCTGCTATGGATAAGAAGCTAGATGATATAGATGTACCTGCTTTGATATCAGGTTACGACCTACCTCTTGAGTTACAAGAATCTATAGATGTTCTAAATAAGTACTGCAGCTATGTAGAGCCTGGAAAGACAATAGATAACACTATGATGTCTGTGGACTTCGAAGCTGATACATTATTTCCATGGAATAAAAAAGGCAGAGTACTTGCAATGTCTGGCTGTGTAGGGCCAGGCAAGGCTTTCTCTATACTAGTAGATCATAGAGATTCAAAGTATAAATTCGAAGATATAGTTCCTTATGTAGTTAAGCTACTTAATAGCCAACACCCAAAGTGCTGGTGGAACTATAAATACGACTATGGCATGGCTAGATTTTGTTTAACACAAAGAATAGTTGAGTTATGCGAATCTAAAGGTAAGGAATATCAGCTAAAGTTTGAGAGTATAAGCGGGCTTACTATACAAGACCTTGTAGCTAGAGGGCCTATTAATAACACAAAATGGGATGGCATGCTCGGCGAACACATGTTACATGAAGACAAGAAGGGCTTTTACTCACTAAAAGAAGTAGTGACAGAAAGCTATCCAAGTTTAGTAGGGTATGAAGAAAAACTACATAGCCTGCTAGATGAAGCTAGAAAGTCTAAGCTAGACTTAGAGATAGCTAGCTATATGTCTAGAAATCCAAATGAGTGTTATGGTATTGAGCTATTCGATAACTCACCTATACAAGCAGGGTTTATTATAGATAAATACCCAGATATAGAAGCTACTATAAAGTCTCTTAAAGCTAAAGCAAGGCTTAAGAAAACTCCAGAAGTAGAAAAGAAAGCTATTGAAGTAGCTGTTGATATATTCTCTAACTGGAATGACACAGCTAAAGAGGAAACAAAGATAGGCAAAGATAATATAAAGTCTTGGTTTAATAAGTTAGATAACGCAGCTAAGGATGCTGGAGACCCAAGACTAGAAGCAGTTACTTTTGAGGATGTAGACATATCGGTAATGTTACCATACGCTGCTATAGATGCTGATCTAACTTGGCGTATATCTAATAAGCAAAGAATAGACTGTGTTAAAGAGGATCCTATAAAGAAAGCTGCCTCAGAGAATAGGCCTCCTCTTATTAAACTAATGAACTCACATTATATACCATTAACTGAAGTTCTAAGTGAAATGCAAGTAGAGGGTGTAAGAATAGATAGAGAGTTCCTAGCTAAGAACCTAACTAGACTAACTATAAAAGAGCAAGAACTCGAAATACAAATACTTGATAAGCTAAAGAAAGACCTAAATAAAGACTATGAAGTTAGCGCTTTATCTAGCAATAAAGAATTAGCCAATATCTTTATAGGCGGATATGGATTGCCTAAAGTAAAGTCTACAGATGGAGGAGACGCTAGTACCGATAAAGAGACTATGGATAAGTACAAAGAAATGGGGAACCCAGTTGCTAGCCTTATAGTAGACTATAGGGATATAGCCAAAGCTAAGTCTACCTATGTAGGTGCTTTTCTAGATTTGAGTTCTTATGATAATAGAATACACGGTGCGATACATCTCAATGGCACGGCTACAGGTAGAGCTAGTTCTAGCAGTCCTAACCTACAGAATGTAACAAGTAGTATAGCTGGTATGAGTATTAAACAAGCCTTTGTACCAACTTGTACTAAGTCAGCCGGGTATGAAGAGCATCTTAGGAATAAATACAAATGGCAGTATGGTGAAGAGCTTGTTATGGTGGACATTGACTTTTCTGGGGCAGAGATACGTGGGTTAACTGCGTATGTAAAGGACACTTCTCTTATTGGTGCCTTAGAAAAGAATCTAGATATACATTCTTGGATTGCTTCGGTAATATTTAATGAAGACTATGATACAGTTAACAAGCTAAGAAAAACTGATGATAGATACCATCAAATGAGACAGAAAGCCAAGACCATTGTATTTGGTTTAATATACGGCATATCCAATGTAGGTTTATCTGATAGGCTTAGTATAGACATTAGCGAAGCAGATACCTTAATGGTTACATTCTTCTCAAGGTTTCCTAAGATAAAAGAGTATATTGACGCTACTAAACTACAGGTAACTAGAGAAGGATTACTTAGAACTCCTACTGGTAGAGTAAGAAGATTTCCTCTAGCACAAATGGGAGGTCAGTTCGAAAGCAGAAACCACAGGCAGGGTATTAATTACTTAGTTCAAAGTTTTTGCGCGGAGATTGTACTTAGAATAATAAATCACTTACACAAGAATATACATAAGATACGTGGTAGGCTAGTCCTAACAGTTCACGACTCAATTGTTTTGGAGATGCCAAAGACAGAGGTAGATAATTTAAAGCCGTTCTTAAAAGATAATATAGATACATTCATAGCTAGCAACTTCCCGCAACTTCCAGTCAATATGCCCTACGACATAAAGATAGGAAGATCGTACGGAGAAGCGGAATAACGCAAAAATATGCGTTTATCTGTTATAAGGTAGTATCTAGCAGTCCTCTGCTATTAGATATAAAGTTAAAGCTACTATAACTGCGTAGATATTGGCTTGATAAACTCAAGCTTACTAAATTTGTGGGATACGAAGCACCGACTTCTTCCGCCTTCGCCGCGGGCAAAGCTGGAAGAATACGGGCGTAACACTACTAGTACGTAGTTACTAAGTTACAAGTTATTAGATATAAAGTTAAAGCTATTATAACTGCGTAGATATTGGCTTGATAAACTCAAGCTTACTAAATTTGTGCGATACGAAGCACCGACTTCGTCCAGCTTCGCCGCGGGCTAAGCTGGAAGAATACTGGCGTGACACTACTAGTACGTAGTTACTAAGTTACAAGTTATTAGGCAGCTATCTGTTTATTATACATAAACGAACTTGCTAAGCTATAGGTATATAAGAAACTATTTTCACTGAGGTACGCGGACTAGCGTTTTCTTGCTTATTGTCTACGACAAACGCTAGAAACCCGCTAAACCGACTACCTCCCGTGATAATAATTTCACGATTCTAATTGTGCCTAATAACGTTAGATAAAGATATAGTTAAACACAGAAAATAGCCAGTCTAAGACTGGCAGACAAATTACTAGTAGTAACTGTAGAATCAGTTTTTACTATGACCAACGAGCAGCAACGGCAGTGCTACGCTATCTCAATATTGCTACTTCGTAGCTAATTTCGATAGCTATGCCAGCCTACGCTGACCCTTGGACATCCTAAAAACAAGTATTTCATATTGTGTGTTTAAAAAGATATAATGCATATATGCATGAGGTAGTACTAAGCGCAGTTAAACACTGTGCCACTTAACAATATAATAACCTAGGTTATTATATGAGCTGTCAGCCATTCACCGGTGGTTCTCGCTTGCAGCTCATACATAACAATTAATAGTACCTCATAAGCATACGCAGTATATTGCTATATTATATAGCAGAGCTAATACCTATTTACTTTTTATTAACACGTCGCTTGGGCTAGAAAAAGCTAGTGTTAATTAATACAGTGCGTTGCTATCAGCAGAAATAGCTATGACATACTCATAGGCACTAACTTTGGTACTTACAGAATAGGCAGAAATTCACCAGCGGCACTGGTGAATCACTTCCAATATCACAAGTGCTGATAGCGCTAGATACTAAGATATATAAACCAAACAAATGGAAACTATATGAGCGATATTAACAATCAAGTTAGCAAAAAAGTTACTTATACAGCTTACTCTCCTTACGAATTTGATAGAAGACTAAGCATTCTTAAAGAACATAAGAAAGATGTAGAAGAAATCATTAGAACTAAGAAGGTAGGTAAGCACAGAAATAAAAGCTTAAAGTTATTGCTAGCTGCAGTTTTTGGATTATTATCCGAAAGCTTAGCCTCTAGAAGAGGAGATAAGACTAGAGAGTTAGCCGCCGTTGAATACATCGAAGCAAGATATAGAGCATTATCCTCATTTTTCTTCTCTTCGTATGAAACTGATTCAGAGTTAACTAGAAGATCATTAGCTCTAATAGATGCCTTGGGTGATAACGCAGAATTATTCCTTAGAACTAGAAGGGAAAAATTCTCTCAAGCTAGTGTTCCTGCCACAAAAGTTGTTAGTGAAAAAGCTACAGAGGTAGTAGATGTTGTTACTACTGAGTCTACTATTGTTAAAGAAGCTTATGCTATTTCAGAAGATCAAATCTGGGAAGAAATGGAAAAAGCTAGGGACTGTTCTATTCTTAAGTCAGAAATTAAGAAGATGTTCCCAGAGGTTGTAGAAGACCCCTCAGGTATTATCGCCTTAGCTAATAAGCTAGGTACGGATAAATTATTAGCTAGAGTTAGACGTAGTTATATTTTCAATTCAAAGGATTAAAATGAGAGATAGATTTCCTCTTCCAGAACTTATTTCAGAGTTCTTAGACCAAGGTAAGGTAACTGTTAGCTTGAACCTCTTACACGAGGATTCTATGCATGATATTCCAGATGAAGACGATTCAGCGGAGTTGGTATTTTGTCTAGAGAAAACAGATAAATCAAAGTTCCACATGGATATGGTTCACCTACAAATTGAAGGTGTATCCAGTAATGGAGAAGAGTATAGCGGGGCATTCCCTTATGATGCTATCTACAAGATCTCAGTTATTGACAAAGTATCTGGTAAAGAAACAGTTAAGCACTACCCGCTAAATACTCCTAAGTCATACACTATCGTTAATGAAGCTCTAGATGCGTATAAAGAGCATGAAGATAGAGTTAGGGAGATACTAGGTATTAATGAGCTATTGGCTAAAGCCGATGAGTTAACTAAAACAGCTAGAGATATTTTAAATAATGTAATCACAGGTATAGAAGAAGACTTCTTTAAGAATAATCAATAAAAAGTTAAATCATGAGATAATATTTTACAGGCGACCCATGCAAACACAGAAGAATGCAGGCAGTCGTCTGGAGAGTTTGGAGAGTGCCTCCAAACTTTTTTACCTGACTGAGTTACTTCCTCGTACTCAGCTAGGTAATCTTCAAAGCATAATTTCATTTTCTCGTAAGGAGGAAATTCTATTCCGCCTTTTTTTATCGTATGAAAGAAGCAATCTATTAATGTGGTTCTATCAGCTGTATACCTATCTACGTTATTCCAAGTTAGTGGTTTGTTTTGCGATCCGTATTGGAGCTGGTAAAGCGGTTTTCCTTCTAGCTTGGTTCTTAGCAAAGAGTTGGCTAAGGCGCCTTCTCCGGCGTCTCCGATTACTAGAGTAACATTATGTCTAGCTATCTCGTTAGCTATTGAGTCAACTGCATCTACTGGGTTTATATCGCTGTAAATCTTGTAGTCTACAAAGGTAAACTTAGATCCTGGATGTAGAGACATAATAGTTAGTACTGTCCTGGATAAACCCTGCGTTCCACCTCCAGACCAGTCAACTCCTGCACAGATAAAACCCATAGGCTTTATATTAGATACACAGCTAGCTTTAAGCTCGTCTAATGAAATTAATCTAGAGCCTATGGAATCAGATACTCCCATTACTTCATTCTTAAACTTAGAATCAGAATAAGTGTTCTTTTTATCAACTATTCTCTTCCATCTATGAGGTTCTTGATTAGCTGGTAGTATAACTTGCGGTACGTGAAATGCTTGTACTATAGACGACTCGGGTGACTTCATATCAACCCAGACCCCATTTCGAGGGTTAACGTGCTTACTACAATGTAAGCATAGGAGAGCGTCTTTACCGATGCCTCTGTCGTCTCTATAAAACGAGTATTTACTACACGCATCGCATTTAATACACCACTCAGATTGAGTGCTATGCTGCCATAGGTATTCTATGGTATTCTCTTGAGTTTTTGGCGTTCCCATATACGTTATATAACCATAAGGAGAATTAGACATGCACTCATTAACTACAGGAACAACAGCCTCGTAGTTAATATCTTGAACCTCATCATAAATGACCCTATCAGCAGAGATACCACGTACTCTGTCTGGGTCATCTTGAGCATAGTTAAATAATAATTCAGAACCATTGCCTAGCACTTTTAAAAATACATTGTCATTGATAACATCTCCCATCATCTGTTTTAGGAGAGGCGAATGTCTAATTAACTTAGATATACGTGTATTACTAAAAGTGCTAGTCTGCTTAGAACTGGGACTAAGGTATAGTGATTTAAAATGAGGTATAGCTATAGCTTCACATACTGAGAAGCTAGCTGCAGATACAGATTTACCAACCTGTCTACCACACATAAGCAATGTCTGAGGCCATATGCCTTCATACAAAGCATCGTAGAATGGGTACTCGTGTAAGCTAAACTGCTTACCATCAAGAGTTAGTAGAGATTCTGCTAACTGCTTTCTAGATAAAGAAATAAGGTCTGTCATAATACACCTAAAATAAACAATCAAACTAGAGGAATCTATGTCATTAAACAACAATAAGCAAAGTTTTGCAGATAAGCTAGGTATCCCAACTACAAACATCTCTGTTTGTATCCCAGAAGTTATGAGAATCTTAAAGACAGGTAAGGTACCATGCTTACATGGCGAAGCTGGTATTGGTAAAACAGCTAGTATGTCTCAGTTAGCTAAGATGCTAAATAAGCCTATTTATACATTTATCTGCTCTCATATGTCAGAGACAGATATGGGTATTCCTTTCAGAGGAGAAGGTAACGTTAAGTATTTCGACATGCTTCCTCCTGAACAGGTATATAATGCTGTTACATCTAAAGAAGGTGCTGTTCTATTCTTTGACGAGATTACTAGAGCAGATAAAGCTACTCTAAACGCTATCTTCGCAGTTATCTCAGAACGTAAGGTTGGTAATGTAGAACTTAATTCTAATATCGACATCGTATGTGCTTGTAACCCTGATGATGGAGAATATTCAGTTAACGACATTATCTCTGATCCAGCATGGCGCCGCAGATTAGTTCACATGTGGCTTGAGACTGATGCACTTAACTGGTCAAGGTATGCTAGAGACAAGGGGCTAAACAAGCATGTTATCGAGTATATCGAATCTAAACCAGATTGCTTAATTGGCTATGAAGCTAGAGCCGCCGGACGTGTGTATGCTAACCCAGCAGCTTGGGAGTCCGTAGCGACGTATCTAGATTTGAACTCAAATCATCTTAGCACAATTGCTTTGTCAGGTATGATAGGCTTTGACACTAGTAGAGACTTAGTTAATTTCATTATTAATACTGAGTACAGAGTTAACACAATCGAGCTTATTAAATCTTTCGACTCTCAGAAACATATTATTGATAAGATCATTGCGGATGGTAGAGGCGACGTGTTAAATGAGGTTGTTAAGTCTACTGCCATGGCTATCTCACTACATAAGATTCTACCAGATATCGCCGCGGCTAGCGTAATTAAGTTCTGGGATTGCTTGCCAGAAGAAAGCGCTGTTCTATTCAATTCAGAGCTAGAAAGACAGAATAGAGGTGACTCAGCTACATATTTCAGTAATTTGTATTCTGAGCTGCAAAAACAAAAACTATGGTCTAAGGTTCTCCAGAAGATTAAGAACATCACTCGTATAGGAAAGTAGCCTAATTAGATCTCAGGTTCTTTAACTGTTCTCTTCGTATATTAGCTAGGCTATTACAGTAAGCTTCTACTTCCTGATGTTTTCTAGTTTCTAAGCTACTAGCAACTTCAGTTCTCAAATCAGGTTCTCTTAGGTTGAAGAACCTATGATATATCTTCTCACAGGAATCCATTTTTTTAGGTGGCCGAATGAATCCATTTATAGCGCAAGTAGCTCCCATATATATTAGAGGTCCGTCTGAATATAGAGGAGATAGATCCTTTGCCCCCTGGTATTCATCGTGTAGGCAATCTATCTCATCCATAGCGTAGGATACTTTAGCAGGAGATAGCTGCTCCCATATGTGCGTAGCTGCTATACTGCCATTAAGTGATTGGCACATGCTCTTAAACACCCCTGCATCCCATAGAAAAGCTGGGTTGTGCAAAGCAGATATAGAAGCCATTAACTTATCTCTGTTTTTATCGGTGGGCAGGCATTTGCTATCCTCTAGTTCATCGAATATAGTCTCATATTCCCACGTAAGAGCCCCGCCTTTTGTTACTATATCCGCAGCTATAACTAGGGCGGTTGCTGCTACAAAGTTAGAAGAAGATAATAACTGTCTAGCGTAGTCTAGATTCTTATATTCATTTAGTTTAGATTCCATTTACAGTCCCAACTTTTGTACTAGTAAATCCTTCATGTCCTTAGGTAATGTGGCAAACACTTCACCCATCTTTGTTTCATCTAATTGACCTGAAGAATCACATATTTCTTGCTTAACGTCTTGACCTAAAATATCACCGTACACGTTAGGATCAATAGCTAAAAGTTTAGTTAAAGGCACTTCCTTACCTAGGTCTATCGTATTTTCCATCGCTGTTTTAGTGCTGAATACAGTAGACACAGGGTCAGGCAAAGACTTACCATAGTATTTCTTTATATTAGCTTGTGAATCTAATTTGTCTAGTGTTTCTGCTACTTTAACTAAGTCTTCCCTACTTGTACTAGCTGGTAAATTAGATACTGTCTTAGCTAGCCATCTATACGCAGATGCTAGCTTTTCATTGCTGGTTGCATAGCTTCTAGCATCTATCCAGGCAGCAGTTTTTTCTGTATCGCATTTAGTAACACCAGCTAATTGAAGTACATCATCACTAACATTTTCATTATGTACTGCTGCATGTTTAGTTAATTTGACTGCAGCTGCAACTAATTCTGTTGGCTTGAGTTTAGACTTAACAGATAAAAGTCTTTCTTGAGCCAGTTTAATATCAGACCTATTTCTTATTGGAAGCTGTTTTCTATCTTCTAATAAGTAGTCTGGCTCTTGTTTACTAGCTACCTTAGTAGTCTGTCTAGCTTGAAATATAGATCTGTCCACGTTGTATATATCAAGTGCATTATCAATGGCCGTAACCACATGGCTCGCAACATTTGCTACTTTTGTGGTATAAGCCTTTGATAGTATCGCGTCTGCTTTCGTGTGAATAGGATACATCCTATTATCAGGATCAGCAAATGCGTGCTTAGATAAGTTATTTCTGACTTCTTCCCCTACGCTAGCAGTCTTAACATGCTCTGCTATTCTAGGAGACTCAGAAACAATTCTGTGTAATACATGGAAAGTTATATCAGTATTTTGATCCAACATAGGAGATACCACCTCTATTATGAGTATAAGAAGAAATTTTACCGTACCTAATCTTACGGGAAAGATAGAAATTGAGAAAAATTTCAGAATGTATCTAGCTAATCTAATGACCAGCAGCAATAGCAGCATCTCTGTATTTGCTAATATTTGCGCTGGCTTAAAGATAGTAGAAAACCCCTCTATACCAACAATGTGTGTTAGTATCAGTAATGGGCACTACCTACTTCAGTATAACCCTAAAATGGTAGAAGAGCTAGACCTATTTGGTACAAGCATTGTACTTTGCCATGAGATGGCTCACTTGTCCTTAGGGCATACAGCTAGAATGCTCAGGTTCTTCGAGGCTATTGAAGATAAAGAATTGCTATTCAAGTATAAGCAAGTCGTACACCAAGCCGCTGACTATGCAGTTAATTCATGGTTAATAGATGTCTTAAACATCTTTACCCTACAAGATCTTAAGACTAAGATAGGTAAGATGACTCCTTCAGGTATGGCAACATATGCAGGTATACACCCCCTTCTGACGTAGGGTTGGATCCTGCTAGAAGTCTAGAGTACTATGTGTTTGAGCTAGCTTCAAAGATAGAAGACCTAGATGTTGGGGATCTAATGAACAAGCTAATGGAGTCAGGTATGTCAGGAGACGAAGCTTCCGATATTATCACCAAAGCTCTAAAATCCGCCGGTAATCAAGATGGAGATGACGGTGATGCCGAAGGCGGAGAAGGTAAAGAAGGCTCTAGTTCTGATAAAGTAGGTAGCGGAAAATTAACGTGCCTAAAGAATATACCAAAAGAAGTTCTAGAAAAGCTAGGCAAAGAAAGCAATAACTTGCAAAATGCTGACCAGTCTATGAGAGAAGACTCTGTCCCAGAAGGTAGAAGCGCTGCAGAGGTTTCTCAGGACCTTCAAATGGAAGCTGGGGAGAAACTAGGTAAAGCCATAGAAGATAGACAGAGAGCTAAAGGCGACATAGGTCTTGGAATCAGAGAGCTCTTTAATACACTGTACTTACCTCCTTCTGTAAGGTGGCAAGACATACTTCAAAGATTCTGTAAATCTTCTAGACCATCAGATAAAGATAGAACTATCGTAAAGCCTAAAAGAAAATATGCTGACCTTGGGTCTGGATTTAGGACATCTCAGTTTCCTGGCACTAAGAAAAATCCTAAGTATAATATAGCTTTTGCCGTAGATACGTCTGGATCTGTGTCTAATGACGATATCCAGCTTATCATGGCTGAGCTAGACTCACTAGCTAAAGATAAAAACACTGTAGTAACCGTAATAGAAGCTGATACTAAGATAACCAAAATATACGACTTAGCTGAGACTAAGGCTGGGGATAGAAATGTCTGCGGTAGAGGCGGTACCGATTTTAATGAGGTTTTCCAGCTAGTTAAAGAAGGCAGTGTGAAAGATACTAAATTCCGTATTGACTATGATGTAGACTTACTAATATACGCAACAGACGGCGAGTGTTACAACCCTAAGGTAGAAAATAGAATACCTTCTAGAAAAGTTATATGGCTTTCAACTACCTCTAAAGTTCCGTCTGATAGCTACTGGGGTACAGCAGTAACTGATGGAGCTAGGTACGGTGAAGCCTCGTATGGTAGATTCATACTAATAGGTAAATAAACAACTAAGCAGGATAAACCTTTAAATAACATGACATCAATAAACGTAAAAGAATTACTTAATAACTTCTTAGATAATGGCAAGATTATTATAGCTATTGACTCTAACACCGAAGGAACTGTACTTCCAGACTTCTTACAGAACTCTATCCAAGTTAAGCTTAACTTAAGTCACAAATTCCATACTACTGTATTTGAAATTGACGATGATAAAGTAACAGTAGACCTGACTTTCTCAGGAAATAAGTTTATGTGTACTATACCACTAAAGTCTATTTACTATGTAGCAATGGCAGAAGAACCTCTAGATGGCATTGAGATTATAGAGAATATGCCTTTTGAGTTAATTAAGCTATCTTACGAATTGGCATTGGCTGAAGAAGCAGACATGGAGTTAGAGGACAAGACTATAGATTTCCTAGCTAATATTCCTTCTGATAAAGCAGAAGCCATAAGCAAAAACCTCCAGATTGATGAAGATAGCGTAAAGCCTAGTACTACTTCAGACTTATCAAATAAACTATTTGCTGATTTCATGAGCATGGTTAGCCATGATAGGGTTCGTGAGTCTTTGTCTGATATAGCCACCAAGATACACAGTTCTAAAACTAGGCGTAGCAATAAAAGAGCTAAAGGTACTAACGAAATAAAGCTAACTAAAAAGCATTTCAATAAAGATAAGAGATAATATAACTATTAGGGCTAGTTAAACTAGCTTAAAGAACAATGAAATGACACTTATAAAACTATCCGGTAAAGATTTATTAAATAAAGTACTAGACCTACCTCCAGTAAGTGCTATCTATTTCACTAACTCACAAGACGAGCTTAGTGATTTAATACACTCATTAAGGTGGTCTTTGGTATTTAAGTTAAAGACTTCTGTTTTAGCCGAGAGGATTACTCCTAAGCTAAGAAGAGCAGCAGGCATAGCTAAGATAATAGACGCCAAAGGAGGAGACTACTATAGTTGCCTTAGTCGTTTAGGTAAACGAATAAGAGGTGATAGTAGCATTGCAAATCACACTACACAGATAATAGAGGCATATTCTAAGCTAGAAGAAATGCTAGACACTGCTAGGGGTAAGTTAGATGGAGAAGCAGATATACACGTTGTTATACCCTTTATAGTAGTACAAAATAAGCCGGTCGGTTTGTTTGACTGGTACTACGAGAAATTATCAAGCCTAAATGTGTACATGCATTACCCTTCAACCAGAAGCAATAGATACATTACAGCAATATTTGTTAGGGTACTTAATAAAGCTACAGATCGTGATATAGGGGAACAATACTCCTATAGACTGGTTAGCTCATCTACAGGGGGCGAAGACGACATAATATCAGAACTAAGAAAACAGCATGCATATAATAGCAGGAGCTTAAACTCTTTATTCAAAGATAGGTCGTACACAAAAGACTTTTGGTCTATACCTAATACACAGGTTGTTCCTGCAGATACACAAATACAGTCGCATCCTAGTATAATGAGAACACCACTTGGGCACTCTATAATACAACCCGAAGATTGCACTATATACAATAACGATTTTCTGGGAACTGTTAGGTCAATAGACCCATGCTCTCAATGCCCTAACTTCTTAAGAAGATCTGCAGGTAATTGCTACTTTATGAGTAATCAATGTAAAGACTTAACACTGCCAAACAAGGAAGACAGCACGTCATGGAACTCGATAAAATCAAAGAGATAAATAGCCTGGTAACTCCAGATGTTCTGGCTAACCAGCTAGGTATAAAGCTAAAGACTTTGTGGGGTCTATACTTCTTAGCATCTAGCGACATCTCAGATCCTATGGTAACAGTAAAGCCTTACTCTAGGTTAGAAATAAAGACTTCTTCTAAAGTTAGAGAGGTGTATAGCCCAAGCGATAGAATTAGAGATATACAAACTATGCTACTAAGCGTTGTATGGAGCGGCATAGATTCTGGTGAACACTCTGCAGCCTACGAAGTAGGTATGAAGCTAACTGACGCTGGGCATAAGCTAAATAATTTCGGCCTAATAGTTGGTCTTGATTTTAAGAATTTCTTTCACTCTATACTCATGAAGATGGTTGTTAACTTACTAACACAGTACGGTTACCCTGCTAAGACCGCTAACATGATTGCAGCGCTATCTTGCGTAAAGGATTGCCAAAGAAGATTTTTACCGCAGGGTGGTATAAGTTCTGCTCAGATAGCTAATAGAGTAGCTGCTAGTATAATAGATCCTATAGTTATTAATTACTGTAGATCTAAAGTGGGTGATGAGTTCACTTACGTTAGGTATTCAGACAATATTTATATAGGTCTACCAAAAGAAGTTACAGGTGTAGACTTCTTAAAGGGGTTGGCAGAAGAGCTTAAGAATAACCGATGGAAAACTCATAAGCACCGTGTCATGCCGTACTATAGGAGGCAGAAGCTACTAGGTATGGTTGTTAATGAAAAACCAAACGCACCTAGAGCTGAGTACTCTAAGTTCCTATGCGCTATACATAATATCTCAAAGTGTTTAACTAAGGAAGGTGTTATCTCAAATATAGAAAAAATGAAAGACCTTGGAGTAAGTACTTCTTCGGGAAAGGGCGTACTTATTCTAAGTATAGTAGGTAAAGCGAACTACTATAAGACTATACTGAATCAATCTCGGGCTAATAAATTGACCCAGTTACTAGATATAGCTAAAAATAAAATAGAAAGCTTAATATAACAATGAAACTTACACTAGATGAAAATAAGATATGGTTTACAGTTAAGTCTTTAGTATGTGAAAGCAGAACTGAAAATACAAAGCCTAACATTCCTAGTAGCGTATTCTCTACTTCACATTACCTTAGTAATACTACTAGAAGATCTATGGGTTATGCGCCTAATTCAGATGATATATTCAAGATAGTAAACGCAGATATCGCTACGATATTAGATATTAATGAGTCCACTGATACTTACAGAAGTAGATTTACTCATAACTGCTATTCAGATAATAATAGTAATATCAGAGTTCCAAAGCCATCTACTGTTATATTCTGTGAAGATAACGAAGACAAGATAAACTATATTATTGATAGGATTTTCTCAGATATTAAACCAAGAATAGTTGGTATGTGTAAAGGCTATCTTCTTAGTTTTTACTTCAGTAATTTAGGTGAAGAACTATATATTAACAAAAGATCTGAGCATGTTATAAGCAACAATAAGCTTAATCCGAGTGAGTATGAAGCTGCTGTAAAAAGGTTAGATAGCTATGATGTTCTCCCATTTGTCGAAGATGGAGTTCCTCAGTACCGTCTAGGTATTAGATCTTCTGGAGCTAACGCAGCATCCAGTTATTTTAGCGAGATGAGAGCTAACCCAATGTACCTTAGTGACAACACTATAGCTTTAGTTATTGACCCACCTGCTGTTATAGCTGGGCATCACGGTACTTACACTAAGCTATGGGTTAATGACGGTCTTAATGGAGCTATGGAAGCAGACTCTCTTCTATCTACGCTATTCTTAAATTGCGATATGTCCTTTAGCTTGAGACAAGATGGCTGCTTAAAATGTCCTAATTCAGCCGTGCATTGCTTAGGTAAAGTGATGACTTCTAGCGGTATGGATGACTCACTAGGCCCTGATTTTACCTGGGTTACTGTCAATAAATATACTGGTGTACTAGAATCTGATATTCTAAAAGCGTATCACACCTCATCTATTGCTACTTCTGAAAATGTAATAGAAGTATTATCAAAGGATACTAATCTTCAGTTCATACCCAGCTATCTTACAGATATAGCAACTATGGGATATAAATATTCCTCAAGTGCCATATCTCCTACTGTATCTTTAGCAGATATTAGTCTAGATAAGAAGATAATATTAGGTAATATAGTAGATAGATCTGAAGTGACAGATAAAGCAGATAACTCTAGGCAGAGAATAAAACAGATGTGCTCTGTGTGTGAGGCATATACTCTGTGTAAGAGTGTAGGTAAAAAGGCGCATAAAGAGTACAGAGATAATGAGTGTAAAGGTGCTGTGAAGATTAGTGACTTAACTACAAACACAGAAGCAGCTAAGATAGCTGTACAAGCAGTTAAAAGGAATACTAGGCTACATAAAGCTATATTCTTCTTTAGTGGCGCTGGTATGTCTGGCAAGTTTAATAACTCCAGTAGATTTATAACTGTGAGTTCAGTATTTAGTAATAACTCTGCTAGAATAGGTCACATAACTCACAAAGATTTACTACCTAGTACTGGGTTTATTGTTCTTAACAAAGAGGCGGTTCATAAATGTGTCTCGGAGATTGATAGAAACAAGTACTCTGGAATACGTGATATTCTACAACTAATACCTATAGCTATGTATGTAGATATAGTTGATAAGTCTGAATTTGATGGTTGGTATGCACGCATATATCTTCACTCACACGTAGAAGATGACATTATGACCCCAGTGTATGTTGACTTAGCTGTAGCCCTAGCTATGTGTGACTTGACTAGATTAGATTCAATACCAAAGCTATTACTTCTAGATCAATTCAAAGGAAAATTCTACGAAGACAACTCTAGAAAATACTTTTCTGCACAAGAGATGCTCGGCATGCTTAGAGTTCCAAAGATAGATACTGCTTCACTAGAAATGTATTTTGAAGCTTCTGAATTAGTAGCCGCCACTAACTTTAAGAGTAGTCAAGGGTTTGGCACAAGCTCTTACATACATAAGACATCTAGTTCTTCTATAAGATACAAACCTGGGTGTAAAGGTATAGAGTTTCACAAAAATAGCGTGTCTTCTAGATACGCTCCTGTACCTTACTATTCTAGACCTACTAGCATTATTGGTTTTAATTTATCATACATGTACTTTGATGTTCCAAAATCCTATGCTAAAAATGTGGATTACAGGATTCCGGCTGTAATCAGTCGTAAGTCTAGTAACTTTAATCATAGATTCAGATGGTCAAATAACGCGATGACTTATATGTCTGTAATGGCTGAAATGGGCTTATTAGTTACTAGCCAGAATGTCTTCGGTAAACTTAAGTTCTTTAGTATGGTTAGTGAAGGTAAGACTAGGATAGTATATAAAAGAGCTAAACTAGATAGAATAGATATAGGTGATATAAGATTCGGCGATTACATAGATTACAAAACACTGAGTTCTATGGTAGATACTTTGATAAAGTCTGCCGGCCTAATGAAGTTGTCTGAGTATCTTGCTTGCAATTCTTCAGAATACAGCCCAGATAGCATATATTCTAAAACTGATAATAGCAGTGGGAGGTTGCATCCTAGCATATTTCAGCTTGGTAAATTGGTTAGCATATACAAGAGCTTATTTCAGCGTAATAGCCAAATTTCAGAGGGTGACATACATTATTCACTGGTCACATGCTTTTTAGAGATGAACAGAGTAACCAAAAAGTGGGAGCCGAAGAATACTAGAGAGCAAGAAATACTTGATGTTATAAATAGAGACGTAGATGGTAATACAAGCTACTTAGAATCCATTAAAGTCAAGATAGAAACTCTTTGTAATATGTGTCTTAAGACAGCTCTAGAGGTAATGATGCTTGAGTCATTCTACGACATGAACATAACTTTCATCAGGTCAAAAGAAGACCCTAAACATGTCGAAGAGAAAGTAGGACATAGAACCGTAGCTAGTATTGAGGAGAGGCAAAAGCTTGCAGAGGCTATGAAGAAAGATGCCTCTGTTGGTAGCCCCTCTAATCCTATCTCTGATTCGATTAGTAAGCTAATTGATAGTAAGCTAGAGTTAGATAGGAAAAGACTAGGTAAGTCTACTAAGCTGTACGTATACATCCCTAGGGATAATCTGTTTACCGAGATAAATGAGCTAGGTGATATGGTTAGATTAAATCCCATAGGATACGACGTGACTTCTCATAGATATTGTGGTTCCTCTGGGTCAACCTCTTTAATCTCTACATTAACTACACATGCTAGCTATAGCACAGATAGAAACAGCTTTAGTTTGTCTGGTATGGAAGTAGACAGAAATCTACATTACATCTCAAACTCAGCTTTTACAAGAAGTAAGGACATGCTAGGTAGAGTAATAAAGTACTCTAGAGCCCTTACAGATAGTCCATTTAGAATGACTCCAGCTACAGCAGTTAATTTATATTCTACTAGAAAGAAATAAAAGGTCATAAGTGATAACAACTCTAAGCAAGATTCTATCTTCAGTACCTAATTGCAATATTAGGGTAGATACTATAAGCTACGAAACTTCTGATCTAGGTTTTGCCCAATTAGAAGGCTATGTAGTAGACGTTAATGGTGTGGAGTTATTCCCTATTAATTTACCAGTAGCTGTGCATGCAGTACCAGATTTAGTTAACTCTATACATGATACTAATAAAGTAGCTGGACCTAGCAACTTGAGAAGGCTAAGAGTAGGGACAAATGACCAACAAAAGAAATGACTACTATCAAAGTAGCTTATTCGCTATATGCTATGACTCAACCTCCGGTGTATCTATTAAAAACCCTGGGGTCGAGCATAGCTACCCAGATAAAGATGAGTTCGACTTCGTAGCATATATTCATCATAGTTCAAAGTCTGAGGTACTTAAGCATGTAGAGTCAGTTAGGCTTGGTAGAGAAAGAGCTATTAGGGCCACAAATGATTCTGATTTCTGTATTGGCATGTCAATCAATTTGACAAATAATATACACGCTTATGTTTCTTCAGAATTTTATAACGAAGTTAAAAGCGGAAGAGCGGAAGAAGCTTGTTTAAGCTTAGCTCTTAGCTGCTCATTTGATAGGAAAAGGAAGGATGCTAACTGCTCCTCTATAGTAAATCCCTTCTACTACCTAGAAGACTCAAAGTATGATTACTATATTTACAGAGAAGATGCTAAGGCCTTTTACTCTTTTATGGATGGCACAGACTGTTTCAGCAAGTTAATAGGTACGTCTTTAGTCGGTTCTCTAGATACCAGCTCAGAGTGCTTGACAGCTTTCGTAGTCAGCGTAGCTCCACCAAGAGGAATTTTTATACTACTTGAGGGAAACAAAGATGCAGCATTCTCTATTCTAGGTAACAACTTACGCAACTGGAGAAATGTAGCATTATCGTTTAGTACCAACTTCACTGTTAACGTTAATATGTCTGTAGCTATTCCCGTTTCGGTATGTCATACAGATAACTTAGATAATTATGTGGATTACTCTGATTACTATTCTCTTATCGCTGCAGATACTAAAATGCCAGTCTGCGGTCATGCTGTGTACGGTAAGAAGCTACCATCTGATATAAGTAATGGTATATATGTGCTAAACTGCGTTAGGTACCTAAGCAACTTAATGTACCATAGCTTAGAAGCTGACGTAATGTCTAGTAAGAACGAAGACTACTTCGGTGGTACTAGATCTTCGGAGAGAAGATTCGTTAACCTACTCGGTGGTGTATCTACAACTACTATTAGTAATTTACTATCTCTTATGGACCACCCTACCGAACAGGAAAAAGCTAGATTCAGTCACACAAAGCTTCCCACAGAAAGCTCGATAACCTTACATACTATATACTGTGACACGGTTAATTATTCTTATGAAAATAAGGTGGGTAGTTCAGTTGTAGCTAAGCTAACTGGTATGTTTATAGTGTGCTCTGTAGTAGCTAGGGTTATGTATAGAGCTATAACTAGATCTGGAATTTCTGAGTATTACGGAGTTACTAAAGAATCCTTATCTAAGGGTTTATTGGATAGAGGACAAATGAGAGCTAGGATAATAAAGCAATTTGCTGAGTCTGGAGAAGAGTTTAATGCCTGGGTTAATGAAATTTGTAGTGGCGAAAAGCTAGAGAGAATACCCAAAGTAAAAGTTAAGAGATGCAGAACCCTACACTCCTTCTTCAGCAAGCAAGAATATACTACTCTTTTACGTGGTTGGATATTCAATGAAGTTAGTGCTCAGAAAATATTCTGTCCAGAATACTGTCTTCAATTCTATAAGTACTTTCCTACACTGTCTTCCGATTTTCTGGTTTCTGATAAAAAGTTTGATGTCCCTAAGATAGACTCATCTCTAGTATCTTTAGGTACTTCGTCTTCCAAAGGTGGTACTGAGAACCTTTGGTATTTAGCTCTTATGCTGTTATCTGAAATGCTAAATAATAACGGCAACCTACAGCTCGATTCAGCACATGTGTCAAGGGTGTTAAAAGATACTAAAGGGTATGGAGCAGGGCTAATTAGTTTAGAGCAGATAGTTAATATGTGTTCAGACAGTATTGTATTATCTGACGATAGAGGGGATAACATACTAAGTCTTAAGTTATCTCCTCTAGCGGGTAACAACCTAATGGGGTGGCCTTTCTCTACCGCAGATAACGTAGGTATAGACTCAGCTTCCTGCTCGGCTCTAGATTCATTTACTCTTGTACCTGAGGTATGGACAAAAGAGTTTCTGTCCGAGGTTAAGCTAGGTATAATGACTGGGGATGATACAGATACTTTATACAAATTAACAGTTAGGCTTTTAGCGAATAGGCTTACCAAGTTTAGTAGAAGTGTTTTGTCGTATGGAGTTAGCGTTCTACATGTTAAGTCTCCTTACTACTCTGGGTTATCCAATGTGCCTGACTCTAACATGTTAATTAAGTTAAGTTATTTACAGAATATAACTAGAAGTTACAACGAGTACGAGGCTATAACTGACGAGCCTGGGTACGGTTACGGGGACTCTACTATCTTGGGTGGTTTGCTTGTAGTTCTTGATAGAGATCCGGCTACGGATTCTAACAGCGAGAATATACTGAGAAAGTTTGAGATATCCCATGCATATGGTAGAGATACACAATCTTATGTGCTAACTATTAGTATGTTGAGGCTTATGTATAATCTCCCCGTAGAAGACTATATAGACTCTAAGTCAGTAGCTGAAGGAATGGTTACCATTCTTAAATATTTCAGACCTACTATTGAGAGGTACAAATTACTTAGCGGTTATCCAACAAAGATACTTCCTATGCTAGATACCTGCATAGATAAGCTTAATAACTTCATCAATATCTAGAGTTTATTTATATCAATATCTGGGCAGTACCTTGCTATATCACTTAAAGCCTTCTGCTCAAGGGCAGAGGCATCATCTAAAGCTACTTGTTTTTCTTTTAGCTGTGAGAGCTTTGAGGAAGCGTCGTTAGATAGCACTATAACAGAGGCTGCTACTGGTTGGCTTTGAGCGGAAAAGCTGTAGTACAAAGTATCTAGGAATGACTTTAGTGTTACTACTGTAGAAGTGGCTACATCGTCGGATACACTAGTTAAGGTGACAGTCCAGAGCTTTCCAGGGTAATTATTCTGGCATACTGAGTCGATAGTAGATTTTATTGAATTTAGTCTAGCTAGAAGATCTGATTTACCTACAGACCAATTAGAAGCCTGACCTTCTACTTCTGTAATATAAGTATCCAAGGAGTTTAGTATCGAAGTTCCTAGCCAGTTGGACAAGGTAGTAAAATCGCTTATAGAAGAACTAGCTAATTGAAGTTTCGGGACTAAGTCACTTAACCAAGAATTAAGTTTACTGTAGGCTAAATACTTTTCTTGAGAAATAGCATAGGCGTTATTGTCTGCTACTATTGATTCATCTAGCTGCTTTCTAGCGTCTCTAGACTCAGTGTACTTAGATTTGTAACTTTCCTTAGAGCTTTCGGAAGTTGAGTCGTAAGGTAGATCAACAGGCTGAGTTACGCCATTAAAAGTACCAAGTAACTCTAACCTTAGTGAGACTACTGAGCTTACCCTATCTCGTATAACTGGTAACGAAGCTACTGCTACAGATAAGTCCTGGTACTTAACTATGAAGCTATTTTTCCTATAAAACTCATAGCCATCTTTTTTGAATTTCGGATATATATCTATATCGCCTACGTTGCATACTCTAACAAAAGAATCGTCAGAATATCTATGTAGAAATAGCTGCGTATCTTCGTATGGTATTTCCCCATCGTAATCAGTGTTTACGTCTACTATAGAAGTAACAGAATACGCTACTCCAGAAGGTGTAGTATTATCTGCTACCGCAACCTTTCTGAATATAACTTCTACTGGTTTATTGTTACTCATTAGATATCTTCCTCTGACCCAGACTCTGAGTAGTTGGATGGTAAAGTCACATTTATATTAATGGTAACATTGTTACCTGCTGAGTCTGACACAGAGTGTGCTGACTGTCCTGCTACGTTGGATATGACCTTAAATATATCTAGTAGTGGATTCAGTTTAGAGATAGCTTGTGAGCTAGAATGTGATATGTTACCAACTCCGCCAGTTGTTAGAAGCCTTATTAAATCCCCAGGGTACACTACTGAGTTATCTAAGCTACTTCTTGGTTTAGATACCCTAACTACTTTCACTGCTAAAGGTGAGTACTCAGGGTTAGAAAACATACTCATTGATTTAATACTTTGGACAGCACTTAGAAGTGAGTTTTCGGCATTTTCGAAAGAGCTAAAAGTATTACTCATTCCTGGGCTTGTGTAGAACTTAACTCCCGGAGCTACTGAAGTATTAACTATCGTGGGTAAATTAGAAAATACCTCACTAGAGTTACCGTCTGCTAGTGTAACTTTCCTGTTGTATTCTTGCTGAGTAGCTAATAGATCCTGTACCAAGCTATTAACTATCTGCTGCTTAGTAGGATAGTTATTTACTTCAGACCTTAGAACTGGACGGCTAAATTTATCAGAACCGAAAAACTTAGCTGTTACCTTACTCTGAGCCTCTTCTTCTGTATCAGTCGTTCCCTGATCAGCTAGCAAGCTGCTTAGATCTCCATCATATTCAACTGAGTTTAAATAGGCTTCCAGATCTGAGTCGTTCTGCTCTACACTAGCTTGCCACTGACCTGTTTCTTCATTGTAAAATAATCTTTTAGTGATTGAACTCATTGCTACTCCAATACTATAACGTCTTCTGAATCTAGAAGCTCTACTGAGTTTTCTTTGTAGAAATCCACTATGCTCTGTAGATTTTCCGGTAGTATATCATAGGCTAACTTTAATTCAAGAAGAGTATCAAATTCTAAACTCATTGTATTTGATCTGTACTCTTTATCTTGACTTGTTCTGTCAGTTTTTATGTTAATTATGTCATATAGACTTGCAGTTCTAGAGTAAGTATCGTATGCTATTCCTCTGTCATTCTTAGTTATGACGAAAAGTTCTTTAGGTAGTACTTGTGAGTTAGTTACTACTATAGTCAGTAGATGCTTAGATTTTGGGGTCGTGCTTGTAGTTCTAAGTATTGTTATCCTAGGAGTTGCCATGTCTGAATCCTTGAGGTATTTTTTAGGTATTGACCCCAGTGCTACGTGTAGCGGGGTAACTCTTTTGTGCGATAGCGATGAAACTAAGTCTGAAACGCATTTAATAACCCCAGGTTATCTTAGGGATGCAGATAGACTTAAGTATATACATGAAAGTCTATTAAAGATTATTTCTGGTAAAAATATAATCAGATCTGTTATGGAAAGTCCTAGCTATGGATCTGTACATAAGGAGTTCATCCTAGGTGAGGTATTAGGTTCTGTTAAATTGACGCTAGCTATGAAAGGAATAGCTGTTGACTACGCTGCTCCTCTACAGCTTAAAAAGTTTTTAACAGGCAACTCAAAAGCTACTAAAGAAGAGATGGTAACTGCAGCTATATCTAGGGGTTGCAATAGTAGCATCCATGATATATGTGATAGCTGGGCTGCAGCATTAATAGCTAAGAGTTTAGAGCAGAAAAAAACTTGTTTATTCACTAGAGCATCCGAAGAAGTAGTTCAAGCTATTCTACAGAAATAGTTAATATTATATCAATAGAATGAATTGCCCCTGAAGTAACTACTCCATTTGATATTTGGCCGACTCCTGTACCCCTAGTTCCCAATTCCGTAGTAGAATTGCATAAATCTATGTACACAAACGTCGGGTCTAATATTCCGCCTGCTGAGGACAGTGTATTAGTGGTTGTTATTTTGGATACGGAGTCATTTAATACAGATACTATATATCTATTTGAAGCATCTCTTATACATATATTAGCTGATCCGCTAGATACAGAGTGTGCGACCTTAGACTCTATTCTAGCTTCTGAGAGTTTTATATCTGCGCTAGTATCAACAAGAGCTTTATAGGCTGCCAGCTCTGTGTTTAAGTAGTCCTTATAATACTCAGAATTGTCTATAGACACTTTAGCTACTATAGTGCTTCCGCTTTTTATACCCCAGTTAACACCTTTATTTGTTAGATATACGCTATAAATAGAGTTCTCAGCGACCGAGTCTAATAGACTAGAGAAGTTAGCTAGGGGTATTTCCCCAAGATTGCCACTGAATTTTATGCTTCCTGGAGTTTTAACTACTAGTGGTATATACACATAATCTTCATCTAGGATTTGTATCGGCACTACTGTTGAAGAGTTATAAGTGTATATGTTAGTTACGGTTGAGTTTATCTTGTACTTTATAGTTATAGCTCTCCCAGAACTAGCTGCGGAGTTGTCGTAATCTTGTGGTAGATTATCCGCGCTATTGGATAGCTCTAGGTACTTTATATTGCTAGAGTCAAAAGTAATCTTAGATATCTCGTAGTTATCAGACCCATCTATGCTAACAACTACAGAAGAGTTTAGTATCTCTTGGTCTGTAGAGCTATCAGCTAAAGTTACTTCACCTGTATCTGAGACTATTATCTTGTATGCATTAGTGCTGACTGTAGCCAAATAGCTATTTAAACTTGTAAGTGTTAATCCGGATTTAAGTTCTAGTATATTAGTGAGAGGCAGTTTAACTAGCTCGAACGAGTTAGCATTTTCTTGAGAGAAAGTAGTGTCGTAATTACCGTAGCTATATGTCTGCTTAGCTGACTTTAAACCTGTATCTACAGTTAATGAATGCTGCCTTGGTACTTTTATACATATAGAATCTCCGTTGTTCTTTAGTCTATAAGATTTCTTAGAAGATCCATACCCACCAAATACGCTGCTTAAGTCATCATGGGTTATTGTGTACTTACCGTAGTTTACTATAGAGGAGCTAAGATTTATTACTGATTGTTCAAAGTCGCCTACCTGTAGCGAAACACTATAAGATATCTCTTTTTCTGAATCCTGAGCGCTATATTTGTCTAGATGTCCAGTTACTTTTATTGCCCAGTTTGAGGAAGGTATAACTGATTCTGACCCAGTGCTAATATCCATTACTAAGGAGCTGAGTATATCACTCTCTATGCTATTAGATAGGCTAGCTCTTCTCAGCTCAGTAGTTCTTGTTTCTAATGATACTGAAGGTTTATTAAGAGTAGTTTGGTTTATAGGATTGCCATTAGCTATGTAGTTAACGCTAGAAAAATCTACTTTCATGTATTACTCCGGTATTGCTATAGTCCAAGAATAGTTAATAGTTGAGCCCTCTGGTGCTGAGACTAGAGAGTGAACTTGATGTGCAAACATAAGCATGTTTTCCATGTTTGGAGAATCTGGTATATTAGTATTGTCGGGGCCAGCAGTATATAAAGCTGCCTCAAAATACTTTCTATTAGAAGTCTCGCTTGTTACATTTATAGCTACGCCGAATGTAAGAGAGTTGCTAGATACTTCTAGAGTTTGCAACTTAGCTATGTATGTATTATCAGATACCATTTCTGTATCTAAGTTAGTAGCTGCAGCTCCGTCAGGTACGCTGTCTCCTGTTGTGTATCCAACTATAAGGTAAGCTATTGAGTTACCTGAATCAGGACCAGTGCTGGGTATTACAACATCTGGCCTTCCAGATCTAGGTATTACAGAATTATTTGAGGTAAGGCTTGAAGGTATAAGTTGCGCTAGCAGAACTCTAGAAGCATCTACTATTACTGTATTAGGCCTTGAGCTTTTTATAACTCTGCCTGTTTTATCTACAACTGTTATTTCTACCCTGCCAACTAAAGGTGTTTTACTCATATTTAACTCACTGTTATCCTTGGTCCTATAGACAATATACCTGAGCTACTATTAGCCACTAGTATTGGAAGTGTCGCTAAAGGTCTAGAAGACCCTACCAGAGGTTCCCAACTACCTAGAAGTTTATTGCTACCTCCGACAGATTCCACATTTATAATAGAGTCTGGGTGTTGACCTAGTATTTGGCACTTAGCTGTATCTGTTCCAGGCAGCTCTTGTTCTAGTAGAACTTCTAGTATATTAGCTTGGCTATTTTTGGTTACGAAAGTGTACTCTATTGAGTCATACACTATACTAGTTAGGCTAGAAAAGTCGGTTATACCTACTGGCATAATAAACTGTATATACCTAGAATACAAGCTGCTTGCACCTACAGATTCCTGTGTAGTTACTTCTAACTCCGATAAATTGTCTGTTAGCTCTTTGGTTACTGAATTAGAATACTGATCAGTCACATTTATGTCTAGTATTGATACACTTGACAAATACTCTAGGTGTATAGGCACACCACCAATAGGTCCAAAAAGACTATCTATGTTATCTATTGCTATTGGTGATAAACCAAAATTCAGGTGACTTTCATTATAAGCTACATAGTACATGTTATGTCTTAAGATGTCATTAAACAAGTAGTATGCAGAAGATTTAAATTGTAAATCCTCCCCTACATATATTCCATAATCCCCAACTACATGTATAGGCATGTACCCTACTTTACCATCATACTCTAAATCTGATATTACTCTTCTAGTTGGGGTAGTCTTGTATAACTTGTACGGTAAATACATACCATTAGCTATACTAGTGTTTGCATTAAAAGTGCCTATCTCCACAGTTGACAGAGTAGGTGTCTCTATAGTGGCTATATCTTGCTTTTTTATGTTGTCTGATACTCTTACTATATCCATAGTCACGCTGCTAGGTAATGTATATAGGCTAAGGCCTGAGTCCCTATCTACCACCTTTAGGGAATTACCTAGGCTTGGTATAGTAGAAGAAGTTGTAACTAATATGTAGTTAGCGCCTATTTTTAGTACATCACAGTTTACGGAGTTTATACTAACTAGTCTAGAGTATATTGGATTAGTGTAGTCTCCGATGCTTGATATATCTTTATCGGAAAATAGATTGTCTATCTTGTCCTGAAGAAACATGGAATTAGCTTCGAAGTCGCAGCTAACTAAATAGATGTTTCCAGGTATGCTAAAGTTATTGAATAGTATCTTGTTAGCTCTAAGAAGTATCTTTTTATTTATAGAAAAAGGGTATATGTGGTCATACACATCTTGAGTAGTTATTATCCTTCCCGAGGCGATATCCACAGTTAATATGTCTTCATTGTTCTCTTCTCCTACTGATAGTAGCAAGGATCCGTAGGTAGTTGCTATAGCTGACTTCAGATTATTAGAGCTATACTCTGTTAGTACTAGTCTTCTTAGAGACTTATTGTAGCTGGCCATTCTAGCTGAATTAGATACTACGTTAGAAATAAGCTCCATAGCGAATTTATTTTGGTAAGTACTGTAGTCTACTAAGCAGTTACTTGCCCATAATACTAGCCTACTGTCTCTAAACGTATTGGACAAAGCGGTACCATTTATACTTACACCGCTGCTGCTTAGTATTTTACAGCTTCCAGAAGTTGGTAGACTAAATCTAGTGTCTAGATTTACAAGCAAAAAACCATTCTCTTCTACGTAAGATAAAGCTCTTATCTTATAAGTATTAGATATCATGCTTATAGATAAATCGCAGCTATCTCCATTATCTAATAGCTGGAATTCTGGTGTTGCTTTGAATGTTTTATTAACCCTAATAGTTATAGTTACAGTAGTTTCTATATTTCTCTCTATGGAATCTGAAAACTCATCTTTGCTAAGCACAAACCCATTTTTAACCAGCATAGCTACTGGTCCTCTAAATACCTTGTAGTCTATACCCTCTTTATTTAGGTATTGCTGTAGTTCATCAGATCTTAGTAGGGTTACATCTTCTTTATTTAGTACTGCCTTAGCTCTGTCTATACTAGGTTTAGAGCATATATACGAGAAATTAGTTATGCTAGATTCAAGAGGTAGAAGCTCATAGTAATCTTCCCCTACTTGCTTTGTCACTATACCGCTAGAGTTAATTCTTAGTGGTAGCCAAGAAACTCTATCATTTAGCCTATGTGAGTATAAGGAGTTGTTTGAGGCTGACTCTACTATGTTTCTGTAACTATCTGATATTACGTCTAAGCTAGTTTCGTATAGTTTATCTATTAGTGGTTTGTCTTTAAAAAACTCTGTCCAGAAAGACGGCATTCCTAAGTAACTTATGTCACTGTAACTCATACCGAACTCCTCATGTCTATGTGGTCTGCAGAGCAGTAGTATTTTATGGTTCTATTTGATATACCATGAGCCAGTAAATCAGAATTACTTACTAAAGAGTCATTAACATCAAAGCTTCCAGCTACCTGATATTGATCTTGAGTGCTCTCAACTGACATCTGTTTAACTGCAGTATATGGTAGATCGAAGTTATCGAATCCCCTTATTATGTATACTATTTCCATTTCAGAGGTCAAAGTGCTTATGAACTGGAAGAAGTTATTAATTAAGTAGCTGGTTATATCTACTTTGCTTAACACAGAATTAGACCCTGAGATATAATCCGCAAGGGCACTTTTTATTAAGTTTTCTGGTACTGATCCTATAGGATTATTTGAGTTCGGCAAGTATAGAAGATTAGATATATGGACGTCTACTTGATAGGGTATTCTACTCGCTACATCACATCCTAAGTTCTTGGTATCATTGTTATTTATTATATCTGCAATCACTTCTAAATCATCCGCTTTTGTGTATTCTATGAGTACATTTTGTTTAGGGCTTGAGAAATATATCCTTGGATATTCATTTATAGTTCCTCTAATGTTTTTATTGCCGTATACGACTTTATACTCATTAGACCCTAAAGACATGGATTCAACAATTTGTAGATTTACAGATATTGAAGACGTAGTGTCATCTAATAACCTAGACAGTTTATAGTATTTTGTTTCGCCAGAAGTAGTTGTAAACTCCCGAAAAGAGACTCCGGAAAAGTTAGTGCCGTTTACCCTTACATTATTAACTGCATATATAGCTTCTCCCTGTAGCTTAGGTAAATCTATATAGGTATTAGCTAAAGACGTAGTGACATCTGTAGCTGCTGGCTTTATAGCTAAGCACGCTATAACGTCTGCTTTTCCAAGCGTATGTATTTCTGAGAATAAATCGTAATTTCCAGATATCATGTCTCTGAACATCTCAGCGTCACCAGAGGCTATTACCTTTATATCTTGTAAGTCAGGTATTTCAGTATCGTTTATAGTGGCTATTATAGATCTAGCACTACTCATTCCTCTTAGACTTAAAGATTGCTTAGCTCTATTTACTAACTCTATATTAGTTTCGTTAGCTGTAACCGTGGTTGACGAAGACTTGGAGTATGCTCTTATAAAACCAGGTATAGACTTATTAAGTAGAAACTCCCCAGGAGGAAGTGAGGAGCCTATACCTGGATTGACGGATGATGTAAGAATATTTACTGTGTATACTGTTGTTCCGGAGGAATTAGTATAAGATCCGAAAGACTCTACTGAATAGGTTTTTATATAAGACTCTACTGGACTGAATGTTACGTATTCTCCTCTTGAGAACTCGAACGTGCTATTAGTTGTAAATGATATTGGATTACTAAATTCCAACGTGATAAGCACATTAGATATACCACCTACTTTTCTAGATATAAACCAATTACCTAGGATATCATCTAGCATTAATCTAGAAGTGGTATCTTCTCTATTACCCAAAACTACTAAGTTGTTTCTAGACTTAATCTCGTCTGCTTCTTTTTCTACTATTACTAATACATGCGCCATAGACCTTATTACTAAGTCATACATTGCTGATCCCTGTTGTAGATTAACCTCAGGAAGATAAGTAGTAAGATACGCAGCTAACCTAGACTGCATGGATATTACATCCTGTGGGGTTATTATAGTATTTTCTATCATAGTCTCTTACTCGGTAGTATTACGGAAGCTGTTTCGTTGTTGGAAGTCGTTAGTGTTATGCTTATCTTACCTGTTTCTGAGTTAGCTTCTAGCACAGACGCTTTTCTAAGAGTAACACCAAGAGAATTATCTAATTTACTCAACCTGCGTTTTATTTGTGACTCTGCGTCCATTACTGCAGCTATTACATCGCTCTCAAACCTATCAGAACCTTGGGGATAGTTTAGGACTTCAGGTAGTATAGTGCCTTCTGAAATGCCTAGTAGATTGGTTTTTCTTGTTAGTAGAGTCTTTAGAAACATTGTAGCTAGAAGCTTAGAAGATATTGAGCTGGTTATTACTTTATTTGAACTATCTAAGCCTAGAACAAATCCTACAGATTTGAATACCGGCACTCCTGAATCTGAGGTTACCTCATAAGTATCAGGGAATAGCATTAAGTCGTAAGGCATAGTTTCTCCTAATTATCCTGTGATCTAGCTAAATTTAAATTATCCAGGTGCGAGTAACTAGTATTTAGAGCTAAAGTTAAGTTGCTGGATATGTTGCTTACGTTCTTTATATCATCTAGGTAGACTACATGATTGTGTATAGATCTTAGAGTTGTAACTAGGCGATAATACGCTTGAGTGAGAGTGGCTCTCTCCATCACAGTTTCAGAATCTGATATTCTAGCAATTAACTCATTTCTGTACTTTTCTAGTACGTTTTTGAATTCTGCCATATCCAACTTAGTAAGGTTAACCTTAGTAGTGTATGCCATAGTACTAAAAGCAGCGTTAGATTCGCATAGATAGCATATATTAGATAAGAGCTCACTCGTAGTCAGGTTGTCTAGCATCTCTCACTCCTTTTGCGTCAAGAACCATCTTGGTTATACGTCTCTTAGAGTGAGATATTTGACCCTGTGTCATTCCGGTCTTCTTAATTAAGTCTTGAGCACTTAAAACTTTGTTTCCGTTAAATCCTGTAGTATGCTCGAAAACTAATTTATCTTGATCCGCTAAGTCGTTGTAAATATAGTCAACAAAAGCTTTATCTGAGTCGTAAGTCTCAAATCCTGGCGGTACGGGCTTAGAAGTACTTAGGCCATTTCTTAATTCAAGGCTAAATCTCTCTGTTTCCTTTGGTGACCACCTTAGATGCTGGGATAACTCTTGCATAGTGGGTTCTCTACCGAGATCTTCCTCTAATTCGTTCTTAGCAGTTAAGTAAGTTCCTACTTTTAGAGTTTGATGTTCGGGAAGCCTAGCTACATTGCTATGCGTGTACACTATTCTAGATAAACCTTTTAATTGGTTGGTTAAATGAGTACTTAGCTGAGAAGAGTTAGGTGTATAAGTTTCAAAAGCCTTCAAAGCTATTTTTTTAGCTTCTATATTAAGTACTGGCCTAGCTACAGAACCAGCAGCCCACCTACTAACCTCTTTTGTTATAATTGGCTCTACTGCTTTGAATAAAGGTGTTAGAGTTTCTTTGTTTTTGTTGGAATTCCAACTTGACCAAAGCTGCACATCTTTTTCTGCTCTAGTTATGGTCATTTTATAACTCCTGATAGCTTTAGTTGTTCTATATAATCTAATAGTAACTCTTGCCAGTCTAAAATAGTATCTGGTAACTGAGTAACAGACGCTTTTGAGCCTGGCTGTATCTCTGCGAAGTTTGCTCTAGTAAGACTATTGTTGGGACCCTCAGTTATGTAGTTAAGTCTAAGTGACTTGCTATTTTTAGGTACTTTAGAGCCAGGTTCTACCCCAGGTCCACCTACGAATTCTCTTATTATTGAGTAGTGAGTGCCATAACCATCTTTTCCGTCTATGTACTGCTTTCCTACTCTAATACCTCTACCTCTACCTCCAGTAAATTTAGTTACGCCGGTAACTTCAGCATTTTTGTAGAAGTCTATGTACTGTTCTAGTGTACATACTGGTCTACTAACGTACTCCATAGCGGCATCATAGGAATTAGCCAGTATTCTTGGTAAATACCCATTATACACTAGCTTTAGTTTGCTAAACGAGTTTAGTACATCTACTCTGGAGGTTACATATTGGCTATCCGAGACCTCAGTATAGTCTCTTAGTAGTCTACCTGTGTCTATTTGTATAAGATCGTCGTCCTTGTAGTCCTGACCCTTACTTTTTTCAACTAGGGAGAATATTTTGCGATAGTCACAAGCTGCCTTTATCTTAGCTTGAGAATTTAGCGTATTCTGGTTAGCACTCTGTTCCAGTATAAGATTAAGCTTATTATTTTCCTCTAATATATCGTAGTATAGCTTGTCTTTAGCTTCTTGATCTGCTGCATTTCCCTTTATAATTAACTTTTCTAGTTCAGACTCTAACTTTACTATCTTTGTTCTATGCTCAGCTATCTTAGAGAACAATGTATTTAGCTCTTTTGAGTCTTGAAACTTATCTTCTGAGTCTCTGTACAGTAAATGAGCATAGTAGAAGTTTGCAGCTTCTGTTTTTTGTAATATTGCCCTTACCTCGCTTATAGGTTCTAGTGGTGACATGTCATACTTACCCCCATCAAGCAGTATACCTTCTATAACAGACTTTAAGCTTCTTACCGAGGTTAGCTCTACTGTTGTATTGCTATTGTACGAGGTTATATTGTGACTTACGTTCACTACGTGACCTATAAGATGCCCTCCTACTGTTTCTTGGTCTGCTACTATGCAAGAGAAGCCTGGCACTATATAAGGATTGAACACCATAGACACAGTACAGCTTGTGCTATTAGCTCTAAGAGTCTCATACTCTATCTGAGCTTGCTTTAGGTATAAGTCGTAGTTATTTTGACCTTTTGTTTTAGCTTTTGTAAATGCTTCTCGTGCAAAAGCTGCCTGATCTGCTCTTAGAGACCCTGTGTCTAGTTGAGATAGTGTGCTAGTAGCTATTTTTTCGGTCTCATCCTTTAGTCTACTAGCCTTTTCTATCTTATCTATCTCGTGTAGCATCGGATTTATCTCTTTGTACACTGTTTTAGGCCCTGAATAGTACTCCTCAGGGAAAACAAGCACCTCTAATTCGTTTCTAGGTGCTTTTGAAGAGTCTATGGCGTGTCTAGCTATGGATGCTGGATATCCAACCCTAGAATCCATGTGTGCATAGCCATCTCCTAGCTTATTATCTAAGTTTAATTTACGTCCTTGGCTTGTTTTTTGAAAATAAACCCTCGTAGGCATGCCTTCGTAAGCTACTCCATGGCTCATTGTTAGTCTCATGCTAGGGAAAATAACATTGCATGCTGGAGGAACAGAAAAATAAGTATTAGGTTTACTTAAAAATGACCCTATGGTGTTAGAATTACCTCCAGAAGAGTATTTACCTATAGCTAAGCCTCTATTATCAGTGCTAAATATGGGGGGAGATGCTATTTCTGTTATGTTGTAGTTAAAAATAGAGAATAAATTGGTTAACAGGGCTTTCGCAGAACCATTTTCACCGCTCTTAAAGCCTGACTGAGCGGCTAAAGCCTTTACGTACTGACTTCCCCTACTTGTTCTTAGCATTGGAAACACTCCAGAAGGCATTTTAGGCTCTTTTTCTTTGTCTTTAGTCGTATAAATTAAGCCTTCAAGCATTGGAGAGGCCAAAATATGCTTTTGAAGCCTTGTCAAAGTAAAAAATCTGTAAAAAAAGCCTGAAGAAACAGGAGTTCTAGCGTTTAGATTCCTATCTTTTAGTATTTTTTCAACTTCTAGCTTTACTACTTCTTTTTGTAGATCAACTATGCTCTCTAAATTAGCTGCCTTAGGACTTTTTACACTAAGTAACTCCTTCTGAAGCCTTTGTTTTTCTTGTTTTTCATACTCTTGCTTCTCTTGATCTGTCATTTGCTTAGTTTTTTCGTCATAATTAAGCTTTACTAAGCTTTGAATACGATCTACTTCTTGAGTTATATCTAGCTTAGATGCAGATTTTACGTTATCTTTATCTTTATACTCTCCTGTTGTAGCTAAGAATATATTTTGTATTAACTCGTAGGGTGCGCGTATTTGATTTTTGTTTTCTAAGCCAACAGTAAATAGCTGTCCAGGGAACTTACCCTTAAAAGTTATCTCATTTGGTACAACGTTATTTGGTTTTCCAACCTTACCAGAGCTACTTTCTCCGCCACCTAGAAATTCCAAGTACATAGAGTTTAGTATATTTAAGTTACTTGATATATTTATGCCTATGCTTTTGCTTGTTACTGAATTAGTGTACTGTAATCCAGCTATATAGCCTTCTGCTAACAAACACCAGGTAGGATTTTCTTTATATTTCCAGCTATCTAAGTAAAAAATTGATACCTGAGTTCTATCTCCCATACCTAAATTTAGTATTGTCTCGTTAGGAGGCAGTGAAACTGTCGCTGTTACAGTTCCACCATCTGAGCAAGATACGCTAACAGCTGAGCAAGGAACTTTAACTCCTGCTATGTACACCAAGTACTCTATTCTTGTACCTGTATTTATAAAATTATCCACTCTTCAAACTCCTTGTCTTTTAATAGGGAAGCTAATATTACTAAACAAATACCTTCTAGTAAAGGAGCTATTTCTCTATTAGAATCTAGACATTCTTTTAAGGTGTCTAGAGTATTAAGTGGCATTCCGTATCTCTGCATTTCAGCCTTGCAGCTAGAAACTAAATCGGATAAAACGCTAGCTTTATCAGATATAAAATTAGGTGGTATAACATCTGGTATAACCACGGAGTCTAGTAACGAGTAATTTTTACAGTGTACTGGTTGGAGATATCTATAAAAAGAAATTAACCCGTAGGAACTTAATAACTGTATAGAGTAGGCAAATGCTCTTGGCCAGGAGCATTTATTATCTTGACTTATATTATTAACCGGGAAAGCAAGGTAGCTAAGTATAGTAGCTCTTAGAGATTTTAACTTAGTAGGTAGATTACCATATATTATATCAAGGTCTTTTTCTCTTAGTAAGCCGTAAGCTTCGCATACATCTATTATTTCTTTTTTAGTTGTGCATACTGCTATTCTATAATCTGGCAGAAACATAGATAAGTCCTGCACGTAGTAAAAAGACTTAGCTTCAGAGGTATTATACTCGTAGGTAACTTCGATTACACTGCTTTTCCAGGCTATATCTGGCTTTGCTACATTACCTTGTATAGTATAGCTTACGGAGGGAGACAAGTCAGTGACGTGCTGTACTATGTTTGTTATTGTTCCTAGTTCTTTTATTTCGGAATACTTAGTTAGCTGCTTCATTACTCTATAACCTTTATATCTTTTCTATCTTTATTATCTCTTATTTTTCTTTTCTCGTTTGCTAGTTTTTTTACTTCATCGTACTTTGTCTCTAGGTCTTGTTCTTTATTCTCAGCTTGTGTACCAGTAACGTATTTGTCTCCTAGAACCTGTTTAGCTGCTACGCTATTTATAGCCTGGGCAGTTGCTCTTCTCTGTGTTTCGTCTTCTGCTGCTAATTGTCTTACGGTTACAACTGGTATTATACTTTTATCCCCCGCCACTTTTGATGTTATTCCTAGTAGTCTTGCGTCTTTGTTGTTTATGGCTTGTTGGACCTTCTCGTTACTAGTCAATTCATCTACGGTCTGGTTTGCTAGTGCCTTAGCTAACTCTGATTCAGGGTCATCTAATTCTTTCAGATTGCGTTTCGCAGCAGTTAGATCGTTTCTAGCTTGTTCTAGAGCTGCTTGTGCTTCTGCTTGCTCTCTATTTGTAGTGGCGTTTTTTAGCTTAGTTAAGTTTTGTTCATATCTTTTTGCCGCATTATGGTATTGGTTAGTTATTGATATTCTACCGTCTATACCAGTGCATGTAGTGTCAGCTATATTAGTAGATATAACTTTATCCTTAGTGTCTGAGGTAGTTCCATCATCTTTTGCTGGAGGCCTTATTACACAATTTGGCGGTTTACTCTTGTACGAACCTGGTAACTTTGGAGGTGCCGGCGGTGGCACTATAAACCCTGTTCTTGAATAGTCTCTAATCTTGTTTAGTCTTCCTGAGTTTAGCAATTTATCTAGCAGCTTAGTCTGTTTTTGGGCCTCGCTAACTTCTATCTCTGAGCTAAACGAAGTTATTACTTTGGTTCTATCTTGGCTCTTAGGGTTCAAGTAATGTATATCAGTAACCACAACAGATAGCTGGAACTGAGAAGTGGATTGTGTGTTTGATTCTATAGCTTGAGAAAAAGAGCTTATAAATCCAGTGACAATTCTTTGATCGTATTTAAGCTGTACTATAGTTCTATTTCTTACAGCTGCACTTCCTCGTATATAATCTGCATATAGTATCTCTAGAGAGTCTCTCCAATTATCTTGAGTAGTGTTTAAGGCTACTCCAGTAAATGTGTAAGTAGATGGCTGAGATCCATAGAAGAAAGAGGCGAAGCTATCTCCTGCTAAAGGTAGAGTCTCGTACTTTTCATTGTGCTGTTCTTGCACTTGAACTAGTATGAATCCTATGTATTCGTTAGTTACTTTTTTATCTGTATTTGCTTTAAAAGTTCCTTGGGTATTAAATACAGGATCGTTTTTCGGAGTGTCAGAGATTGGTAAGACTCTTATAGAAGCTAAGTTATAGCTGGCTAAGTCTTCCCTGCTGAATATAGTGCTGCCAGGTTTTTTCTGAGGTCTAGTAGGTTTGTTGTCTCCGTAGTATACTGGGAATGCAGTCTCTGACTCAGAGTGCATGCCCCTATAGCCGTAAGACTTATCCTCGTATTTTGTATTAGAATCAACCATCATAATCACCATAACCTTCCATTTGCTTCGACACAGGTGTAGTAGACGCTACCTCTGCTAGAAATGTATTCTCCAGCATCATAGCTACGCCTGTATAATACTGAGGCGCTACATCTATATTATGGGATTTCTTTATCTCTAAATCAGCCATGAAAGACCTAACTTTATGTGCTAGTATGTCCTTTGGGTTGGCCAAGTATATCTCGCTGTATTCTATTTTAGGTTTAGTAATGCTCATATTAAATCCTTATTTGTTTAGGGTTATAGTCATAGTGCTACCCTGGTTTGATAAAGCATTTTTCAGTTGAGTCATAGTATCATTAAAAGTAGTAATGCCTTGGCTTATCTCAGTCATTACTGCCGGTAATGACTTAGATCCACCTTCTCCTGTTTGATTAGCTTGATTTTGCTGCATATATTGCTGAGCTAGTGCTACAGCTCTACCTAATGAATTAGCTTTTATGTCAGGGTTAGTTTCTCTATTTGCCTTGCTCTCCATTCTGGATATCTCATTTTTTTGCTGCTCACTTAAAGAGTCGTATTCAGCACCCATTAACTGCCGTATTGTTCTTCCGGAGGTTATTAACTTAGCGCCCATATCGCTAGTAGCGTTTATATTTGTATCTGAATTTTTAGCTTCTATAGATTTTACAACTATTTTTGACAATTCGTTGCCCTGCTCGGCATAAGATTTAGCCTCTTGTAAGAATTGTGCAGTATTTCCCGCTGATATAAGAGATTCTATATTGTCTTTAACGCTGA